GTTCCAGCCGCCACTTCAGTTCGCCGCCGGTGTCCTTGTTCACCGTCACATGGAGAGCCTTCTCCAGCACCGCTGTCTCTGATGGGTCAGCGGGCTCAGGAAACAACACGCTGGCATTCCTGGCCCAAGGGATGTCAATCAGAGCACGAGCGATCTCGTTCGTATCCTTGTGGGTCACGCGGTACTCACCGACCACATACACGTTGTCAAACACGTCAACCTGGATGGCCAACCAGACGAATGGGTTGGACCACCCGTAGTCCGTTGCTGCGTAAAGAGGAAGGTCTGGTCGGTATGGATAGTCACCGACGTGGATCTCCTCATCGAAGTCCTTGAACACACGACCCACAAACTCGGTGAAGTCAGCCGCCACCTCTTGGTTGAAGCGTTCGGCTGACATGTCGGCTTCCATCTCGAGGATCTCTGGATCTTGCCGCCCACCAGGGAACACATGGCTGTTTTCCCATGACGGCATACGCCAGGATGCCCACTGCGGCTTGGAGGGATCTTGTCCAGCACGCCACCTCTCGTAGAACCAGTTCTTGCCTTCTGGTGTAGAAGTCAAGAGGCTCCAACCACCCTCGTCCGCAAGGGCAGGGCGAAGATACTTGCCCCAGATGAATGGCTTCAGCTTCGCAGCCTCAACGAGCTCTACACCAAACAGTCCTTCACCGTCAAGACCCTCGGGATGCCGCGCAGACTTGCAATGGACCTGGAACAATCCATCCCACATGCTCACATGCATGAAGCCGCCAAGAGGATTGTTGTAGGATCCTGGCTTGTCGAGTGGCATCCCGAGGCGCTTGAGATCGTCCCACAGAACCCGAAACTCCTTCTCGTCATCAGAGTAGTCAGGTCCAACGATCCAGAAACGCCTCTTCTTCCCCATCTGCTGCAATACGTCCCGGATACTGTAAGTGTAGATGGCCTCCGGAATCAGTTCGTGCCCACCGATCGTGCTCTTGCCAAAGCGTCGTCCACACGACGCAACGCGATGCCGCGCCATGCTGTGGTGGATGAGTTGCTGGCCCTTGTGCGGATCGTAGTTGAGGGAGGGCCAGATACGATCCTTGACGACGAATGGCATTGTAGGCTCTACTCCGTGTCGTCGGACGTTGTCGTGGTGATCTGTCGGCCAAAGCGCGGGTCAAGAGGATTCACCCACGCGATGATGATCGGCAACACCGCAATCAAACCAGCGGCCAACCACGCCATCCACTCGGACAGATCCCAGTGCACCACCTTGGTGTCAGTAAGATCTGCAAGCCACAGGCCCAGCACCACCGAGACGAACACCCGCAGCCAGCTGCCTACGGGGTTCTTGAGAAACAGCCATACCTTGCCCATGGTTCCTCCTTCCGTTGGAGTGGCCGGGAGACTCAGAGCTCGTCGGCAACTCCTTCGTCTCCCGACCACTACCTCGTGGCTGCGATCTGCAGCACAGCCTCACCATACACCAGAACGGAGTCGTTGTCTCCGTCGCTGCGCTTCAACGCATGTGCAAACTCCTGCTGCGCACCGATCTCGAACTCAACACCAAGCGTATCTGCCGGGTCGATGTAGACCTCACACCGGCCATCTACCGCATTGGTGATCGTGATGCCATCGCTTGTTGTCTTGGTGAGCAGAACATCTGTAGAGCTCGGTGTACGCCGCAGCACCCATTCAAGCTCCCAGTTGGTGATGTCTTGTGAGTTGTCGTCTGGGCGCAGGATGTGAAACTTCAACGTCTTCTTCTCTCCCACGAACCACTCATGCTCTTCTGTGATGGGCGAATACTGGGCCATGTCTCACCTCACTCCAACGAGACGCTCTCATCGTGAACACCAATCCAATCCTCGTCTGGTTCGTACACCCCGATGTGCTCACTACTTGTAGTGTACCGCCCCGACAGCTCAATCGCCCATCGGTTGTACAGCAGAACAGCAATCGGCATGGCCTGGTCTGTCTCAGCGGAAGTCCAAACCATTGTTGCCCCAGGACGGATGAGCTGACTAGCGGAATCAACCTCCGCCGCAAGGCCAATGGCCCGAACCTTGAGCCGGCCAACAATGAAGGCTGTATCGCTCTCCAGGGCCTGCCCGATGGACACCTTCCTCATCGACCCCACCATCAGAGCCACATCCAGCTCCTGGGCCATAGAAAGGGTTCGGGTCTTGTTCCGCGTCAACCCTCCGGCAGAGTCTGTTTCAGAGGCCATGCCGATGGAGCGGACCTTCTTTCTGGTGATGAACTGAGCAGAATCGCTCTCTGCTGCTTGCCCAATCGGGAACTCGTTGGCGTGGCCAATGCTGAATGCCGAGTCTGTCTCTGTTGCGTCACCCACCAAGCGATGCTTCGGAGACCAAGCAACAGCATACGACGTATCGACCTCTGCCGCAAAGCCAAGCACAACACGCCTGACCAACCTATGCGCTGTATCCGTCTCGAGGGCCTGCCCAATGACGACAGTGCGGCGCAACGTGACACCAAAGGACGTATCCGACTCCAGAGCTTGGCCGATGGCATGTGCAGTGGCATGGAGCAACGCATGCGCTGTGTCGGACTCAACGGCCTGGCCAAGGAGCACAATCTTCTTCCGAAGCAGAGCTGTTGCCGTGTCTGCTTCTGCAGCCTGGCCAATGGCTGCGGTCTTCAGGCGGGAGATCTGGAAAGCCTCGTCTGTCTCGAGGGTCTGACCGATAAGCCGAGTCCCAGGAGCCTCAAGCGGGAATGCCGTGTCTGCTTCAGACGCCATTCCCACGAGACGACGAGGGACAAAGGTGACCGTCTGAGACGAATCAACTTCTGACGCAAGGCCAACCAGCCGACGCTTGGGAGCGTAGATGGCAAGAGCGGTGTCGCTTTCGATTGCCTGGGCCAGATGGAGGACGCGGTAATGCCCGACAGCAAATGCTGAATCGGTCTCCACAGCCTGGCCAACGAGCCTGCTGCGCAACGGAGTTGCCGTGAACGCTGTATCAGTCTCTATGGCCAAGCCAACGGCGATCTTCCTGGTCGGTCGAGCCTCCTGTCCTGTGTCCGCCTCTAGAGCCTGACCGATTGCCTTGGTCCTGAGCGGTGTCGCAGCCCATGCCGTATCTGTCTCGCTGGCTTGCCCAACGGCAACCAGTTTCGTCTTGAGAACGGTGACGCCAAACGCCGTGTCCGTCTCTTGCGCTTGCGCGGTGTAGATTCGGTTGGGGCTCTCTGTGATGCCAAATGCCGTGTCCGTTTCTGTTGCTTGCCCGACGAGCTTGAACTTGGGCAACACCAGGGTGTGGGCCGTATCCGTCTCCAACGCCTGCGCCACAGGAACGATGGATGGAGACAGATCGCTCTTGCGCTTCGGCGTCACAACCTGCGCGGTGTCTGCCTCTGACGACTGGCCCAGAGGGAACGCTCTTGCGTGGCCAACAGAGAAGGCTGTGTTCGTCTCCGTGGCCTGGCCCAAGGCGATGAAGTAGCGACGAATTGCCGTGATGGGCTGCGCTTCATCCGTCTCAAGAATCTGGTTCACCGGAATAGTGCGCAACGGAGGAGTAGCCTTGCCTGTATCCGTCTCTGTGACCATGCCGATGGCGTAGGTCCGCAGAGGCGTGACCGGCTGCGCCGTATCAACCTCTTCTGCAAGGCCGATGGGATTGCCGCCAAGGAAGATTTGGAAGGCAGTGTCCGTTTCAGTTGCCAACCCCACGGCCACGATCTTTGGGATGATGATGGCAGCTGCTGTGTCCTGCTCAGACGCTTGCCCCACAAGGCGACGAAGGTCGTATGTGACAGGCTGCGCCGTGTCTGTTTCGGACGACATCGAGACAAGACGATGCTTTGGAGCCCAAGCCATTGGCTGGGCTGTGTCCGCCTCTACCGTCAGACCAACCAGCCGTCGCTCTTCAACCCCAACAGAGAACGCCGTATCTGTCTCAGTTGCTTGGCCAACATACACACGGTTCGGGTTCTCTGTGATTGGGAACGCTGTGTCTGCTTCTGACGTCAGACCAAGCATTCGGTGCTTCGGAGCCCATGCCGTGCCTTGGGCCGTATCGGCCTCTGACGCCTGACCAATTGCTTTCTGCTTCTTGATGAGCAGCGGCTGTGCAATGTCCGCCTCAATTGCCTGACCGATTGACCTCTGTCGGTTGGGTGTCGCAGGCCAAGCAATGTCCGCCTCAATTGCCTGACCGATTGACTTGTTCTTCAGCCTCGTGATGGCGGTAGCAGTATCTGTCTCTGTCGCCAAGCCAACCGCCAGAGCCTTCGCGTGGGTGATGCTCGTGGCCGTGTCTGTTTCGGTTGCCATGCCAATGAGGCGCGTCTTGGGGATGGTGATCGCTTGCGCGGTATCTGTCTCCGTAGCCTGGAGAACATCCTCAACCAACGCAGACAAGATTGAGATCTCGCCATACGACAGAACGCCATTGTTGTCCCAGAGGTACGCGATCTTGGTGCCGTTTCTGTCGTACACCGTAGCATGGACCAGACCAGTGGTCACGTTGTTCTGCAGCTCTTCTTCGCTCCCTGTCCACGGGGCAATATCATGCCACAGATCTGTTGTAGCATCATCCACAAACAAAGCATGCAGAGTTGTGCCCGCCACCACCAGAGCAAATCGTCCCTCTGTGCTGTACACAGCATTCTCAACGGTGGTACTGCTAACATCGTCTGTTTGGGTCCATGTTGGCACATCAGCAGAGACGGCGGTCATGATGGAGAGAGCATCCGGGACGTTGTTGATGTAAAGAACCGCGAGCTTTGTGTCAGAACCATCCACATACGAGACAGGATGGCAATGCATTCCCTTGCTTGAGTTTCCCTGGTCTAGTTGCTGGCTCGAGCCTTGTCCTGCTGTGATGTGATGGAGCTGATCGCCGTTCTGGTTGAAGAAGACATGGATACGACTAGACGATCCGACGACAACAGATGGCCGCGTGAGGAGCTGGCCTTCAACCAGCTTGAGTGAGAAATCGTATGACCAATCCCCATTACTGTCTCTGGTAGAGTACAAGAGCCAGCTTGTCATTGGATCGCCGTTGTCACTGGCACAATACACCACGACATGGTAGCCACTTAGATAAGCAACATCCGTTCCGATGGAAGGGTCCCATTCAGGCCCAAGGTCGCTCGCATCCTCGGCGGTGCCAAAGGACTCTGTGGTTGTATCATAACGAACAAACTGGATCTGGATACCTCCATACACTAAGTCAATATATGAACCAACGACCACGCTGGATAGATGACGACCTACGCCGGACGCTCCTGTGTAGTGAGAGGCCATCTTGGACCATGTGCCGGTCGGATCTGACGCTCTGAACACAGAGACGTAGTTCCCGTCTTGGCCCTCAAGCACAGCATAGAAGTATGAACCGATCTTGTACGGACCTTGCCGGCCATTGCTGCTGCCGAGCTTGCCATTCGTGAAGATGAACGTCCTAGAGGGAGTTGTGATTCGAGCGGTGTCAGTCTCCAGAACCTGTCCAACCGTAACAACCTTCTGTACAATTGGGGTGATGTTCTGCGCTGTATCCGATTCTGTTGCCTGTCCAACCGCGATGTACTTCGGGAAGGAGAGGGTCTGGGTGAAGGTGATGAAGGAATCACCAGATGCACCCGCAGCCCCGGCATAGTAGAGAGTTGCAGTGTAACTGGTTGCCATGCCCCCGTTGTAATCGTCAATGTAGACCCGCACACGAATCCGGGAGCCCACTGGCACAGAGTAATCGTCACCAGAGACAACGAACTCATTTGAACCCTCAGATGTAGACAACACATACGCATGGGGTGTCTTCGACCAGACAACAGGGTTCGCCCCGCTCGCATCACAGACAGCAATCTCAAGAACAGGCCTTACTTTAGCAAGGCTGTTGCTCTCCAATGCTCGGAGCTTCACCCACACTGCGCCCGTCAAGGTGAATGCGGCAACCTGATTCGAGAACCACTCCAAGTAGTTCCCACCAGCCCCAGCCGTCCACAACAACGCATTGGTGGGGCCTGCGACAGTGTTCACGGCCTTGCTCGTCGCGCCTGCGCCTCGTGACCTACTCAGGAGCTTGGCGTCGTAGGAAGCTCCGTTCGGATCGACCTCTGCAGCACTGTCCGTCAGATAGAGCGACGTGCCTGCGGGCTGGCTCGTGATGAACGAGAACGTCTCATTGAACTCGATGTACGAGTCACCAACAGCAGCCTGAGTATCCCCGTTGAAGTAGAACGTGCCGGTGTAGCCCGTGACCATCGTGTTCGCATCGTTCAGGGCCACACGAATACGAAGACGATCGCCCTTGTTGAGAGCGATTGACGCTGGGTCCGCCGTCCAGTTCTGTGCAGCGGCTGCAGAGTATGGGAGCTCCGAGCCCTTCTCAGAGTTGATGATGGTCGTGAGAGAACCGTCCGGTGCAAGCCGCTCGATGACACACTGGATACCAGTGTTGGCCGACATGCTGCTCTCAACGGCCCACAAATTGAACGTGATGAGCCCGTCAATGGTCACATCTTGGCCGAGAGGCGGTGAAAGCCATTCAAGCGGATAGGTTCCGTCTGTGACCTCAACACCATTGGTAGCACCAGAGACCGTGTTGGCCGCAGCACTTACGTAGGCACTGCCCCTGCTATTGCTGAGCAACATCTGAGACCACCACGACGCATTGCCGTTCAACTTCGCGTCGTTGTTCACACGACCGTATGATGTGTAACTGCTGGCCACGCCGTTTTGGAAGTACAGGCGAGTTGCCATTATGGCCTCACCCACCTATGCCATGGCCTGCGGTGCGGTGCAGGCGCATTGAGATCTCTGATCCCAGGCCATCCGTTGATACGGAACCATATCCGCTTCCAGAGAGGCGTCTGAAGCGTATCAAATCTCTGGTCATGGTCTGACACCATACGCTCCATCTGCTCAACCCTGACAGTCAACGAGTTGAGTTGCTGTTCAGCCTCCTCACGGGAACGGATCTTGACCACGCTACTTCACCGTCCTCACCTGCCACCGATGCGAATGGGAGGAGATGCTTTGGTCTGAGTAGGAATTGCTCAACACTGTGTCCAGATGGACACCGTCCCGGAAGACCTCGTACGCAGTCGCTCCTGTGACCGCATTCCAGGACAGGTCTACACGGTTCTCGCTGATGATCGTGGCCACCAGATTCCGAGGCTTGCCAAACGTCGCCATGCTCGGAGCTGTATCGGCCTCAGACGATTGATTGACTGGCGTGGCCTGCCCTGAAGAGGCGTGGACGACAACGAGTTTGGGGTCGTAAGTGGTGCCGGTTTCATCGGCAGCCGAGAAGTGGACGGCTTCGTACCACCTCCATTGTGACCCTGGTTGGTTGCCCGCCACATGACGGGACGAACACAGCAGCATTCGTGTCGAACCGGTCTTGCTCACGTTGGACGCAAAGGCCGTTTCGGACGTGAAGTCCTTGTACTCGCCCGTCGAGCCGATACCACTCGTAGCCTTCGTCGCCAACAGCGTTTTGCTTGAAAGGTCAGCACCGGCTACCCAGTCAGCCTCGGAGAGACTGCTGCCGTAGTCATGCACGCGAACCTGAACGGTGAACTCCGCATCGGTGGAAATGTCAGTCGCCAGCCAGAGCGACAAGATTGCGGAGCTGATGGTGTCTTCGTCGGGGATGTCCGACGTAACAAACCCGATGAATCCCTCCGAACACGCGAAATAGTCAGTGTACCCCAACCACGAACTACCGGTTTGCATGTTCTCCTGGCCGACCGCAATCACGGTACTGCTAGGCCAAACGTGGAAACCGGTACCTGAGCGGCAGGTCGTGTAGTCAGACGAGTTGGACTCGATGTACCCATCGTTCGTATCGCTGTAGAACGTGGAGGTGGTCACAGCCGATGCACCGCCTGTTCGCGGGTGAACGGTGTTCGGGCTTCTAGCGCAGACTCAACTTCCCGAGTCTCGTCATCGACCACTACCACGCCATCCCAGGGATTGCCCCGATTCGGCCTGACCCGTTGAGTCGCCTGCGCCCGACGAACCTGTTCCGACGTCGCGCCCCAGCCGAGCCACTTGAACAGGTCGGTCCACACGATGCGGTCGGGCGTCGTGATGTAGGCGTCCGGTCGTTCCTCAAGGACCCGAGAGTGCATCTCCCGGTAGACCCACAACAGTTGCTCGACCTGCGTCCCATCGGGAATGGATATCTGCGGCAGGTCACCATCCCATATGCGCCGACGTTCAGGGCGCATCAAGCCGAACGCGACAGCAGAGCGAACCCACACCTCAGCGGGACGCCACAGATGGATGACCTTGCCATTCAGTCGCTCTGAAACGAAGCAGAGCCAGAACGCCACCTCGTTCGGGTGCGGCACGATGGCAGCGACTTCTGCATCCGTGACAGGCTGACGAGTCCAACTACGTCGGTTTACCCTCCGTGCATCCGCGTTGAACGCGTCCCGGCATTCGTGGTGTGTTTCGTTCACGACAGACAAACACCGGGCGAGCATGGTGGTCCCTGAGCGCGGCGGACCGACGCCGTAGACGTTCATTCTGACCATCCCAACTGACGAGCGCGGAACGTCACGGCATCGTAGACCATCGCTTTCGCCGCGTTCAAGACCTCGGACGTGTCGATGATGGGTTCGCCGTCTCCGTAGTACCCGATGACGATACCTAACGGCGGGTTGAAGAACTGGTATGGGTTGTCGGTAGGCAACGGCCCGTTCGCGTCCTCGGCTGTGATCGTTGCTCCGATGCCATTGCCGTCCGGCGTCATATACGGATTCTCTGCGGTAAATGTGATCCCGCGATCCGTCCAGCGCAACCTTCTCCGAGGCCCAGTCGCAATCTGGAGCCAACGGTCGTAGTGCGCCTGCGCTCGTTCTGCAGCGGTCGGCATCTTCAGTTGTCTGACGATCAGGCAGCGCGGAAGAACCCAGCAGATGCGATCTGTGCCGTGAGGTCCGAACCGTCCGTCGTCACCGAGAAGTCATGGTACGTGCACGGGATGCCCGTGGTGTCAGCACCAGAGGTGTCTGGGAAGTAGACAATGACCAACTTCCCAAGGGTGTTGTTGGTGGCGCCACCTGCCGTTGTCCATGTCTGGTCGGCGATGTCCAGGTCGATCCTGTTGTTGCCGTCGTCCGGAGCCGGCATCGTGATGTCGGAATCCGTCAACGTCTTTCTGGCGTAGTTTGTGAAGTCGGCCTCATCGTTGGTCCCTGCCAACAGAGCCGAGATCGTGTCGTAGTTGTTGAGCGTGTCTTCCGCCTCAAGCCCTGAGGACTTCAGGAGAACGACCTTGAAGCCTGATGTGCTCGGGTCGTTGCTGTCGACGCGATAGAAGAACTCCGCGACGCGACCCTTGGCGATGTTGAAAACGCCATCAGCCATTCTTCACTCCTTCCTTTCCTGCGCCGGATTTCTCGCCGGCCTGCCCAACCCCAACCAACTTCTCCCTGCTGCCATCCGAGTAGATCGTGATGGTGTTGCCGAACTCGTCCTTCTCCTCCCCGACGATGACCTTGTCCATGGCTACCTCCTTCTCTTCTTCCATCGCTTGATGGATGCGCTTCTCTTGGCCAGGCCAGGATACCGCCGAGACACCGCACGGTAGACCTTCGCTTTCTCCTTCGGAGACCCGTGCTGCGCAACCCTCGCCAAGGCGTTTCGCGCATGGGCCAGGTCGTTGATGGGATACCCACGCTTGCCAGGGATGGCAAACTGCTTCGACTTCATCCGTTTGCGACCCTTGCTCGTGAGACGCGCCATGTCGATCACTTCCGCTTCCTGCCTCGCTGCTTCCGCACGAACTTCGCTGCAGCCCGATCCAGAGCAGCGCCCTTGAGTCCTGTCAGACGACCGATGTTCTTCTTCGCCTGCTGCTTGCTGATGCCGGCCATGCTCACCTCCTTCCTCGGCACCGCCCTTAGTCTACCGTATGGTTCTCATCATCCCTCCTGGTCTGCGCTTCAACCTTCAGCGCAAGCTGGAGACCGATGATGAGCAGAACAATCTGTAGCGTCGCCCAGAATTCTCGCCACGAGACCGGGCTCTCGTCAACAAGGAGACTGAACCGACGAGACGCACCGTATCCTGCAACGATTGCGATGCCAGTGCCCAGCCAGACAACAGCCGTCCACATCTTCCTGATGTGATGACGATCGTGGTTGCTCTGTCGCTCTCGGAACGCACGCCATACGGTGTAGCACGCCAGTCCGAACAGGATGCCGTACAAGGCGATCCCCACAGACCTCGTCGCATCGACAACCGTAGATGACATATCATGGCCTCCCGTTGCCGTTGCGAGAACGCCTGAAGACCCTTGCTCCCCAGATGGCCCCGATGACACCTGACATGATGAAGGCTACTTCTGGACGAGGTTGGAAGTCCCTGATGAAGACAGCTGCACCATAGGTGATGGCCCAAACAAGAGACACCACGATGATGACGAAGACCTCAACCTTGTCACGAGCGGGCTGGGCCAACAGGATCACCTACTTTCTGCGAAGACCAAAGACAGTCCAAGCCACAAGGACTCCGATGAATGCTCCGGCCGCAGACCAGAGGAAATACTGTGTGGACTCAACCATCCCCATCACCATCGACGACCTCTCCTTCGATGATGTCCCCCTCTGTGAGTTCTGGAACATCAGCTGCCTGTCCATCATGGCCAATGATAGCATTGGCAACCACCTTCTGCCATGGCGCTTCGGCTACAGTGACATCCATCCTTTCGATCGGCTTGCCCAGCACCCGGTCATAGAGCATCTCAATCGCCCGGAGCTGGGTGCTGGTGATGAACTCCGGGTTGATCTTCTTGATGACCTCCATGTGCTTCTCGACTGCATACTTCAGCTCAGCAACGAACGTGTGCTGGGCCTTGGCCATCATTCGTCGCGCCAGCTCCTGGTGGATGTCGATCGGAACAACGTGCGGCACACGGCCTCCCACACGCCTCCCGTTCTTGTCATAGTTGTACCGAGCACCACGGATGAGTTCCTCATCTGTCCATTCGGAGAGGTCTTCCTTGCCTTCCATCATGCGGACGACGTTGCGCCCCACCTTGACGAGACCCTCGCCACTCTTCCACTTGTACACGGTGGACTTGGCCGTCTTGCTCTGTGGTCCAGACCTGCGCTGCTGCATGATGGTGGTCTTGTCGCTCGGTCGACGTCTACCGGCCATCAGCCCTCCCGATAGATGATGCGGTGCGCCCGAGGACCCCACCATGGGGCCCAACGATTGGGATCGAGATGGTCTATCCGGACGCACCGCACCACGATCACTCCTCGGCCAACACCATGTGATCGTCGGAGACGCCGAGGCGACGCATCGCCTTTTGGGCATCCTCAACGCTCTTGTATCCCTCGCCACCATCGGCGATGATCTGGCGATTCTTGAAGTCACGGATCCTGAAACGCCACTCGCCAGCAGCGTCCCTGTAATACTCTCCGACGTTATAGGTCTCCATCTTCCTCATCCCCTCCGTCCTCTTCTGTCTCCAGGTCGTACACGGCATCCATCTGCTCCTGGATCTCGAAGTATCGGCGCGCATGGAGCAGCATCCCATCACGGAGCCATGGCGCCATGTCGGAGCTGTAGTCAGTCGCTAGCTCCTTCAAGCCAGACTCCGGAACAACGTACTCCGCAATGAGGACGTACCCAGTCAGCAGAGCACCCTCGGGGACAAGGACCTGCGTGACGATGGACTCGAGAGTCTCTTCGGCTTCCTTCTCTTCACGCTCGAGGTCGTCCATTCCTTCAGCACCTCGCTGCGTAGCCATTGATGAGCCACCAGCGACCCTCCATGTGGTTGTGGTAATGGTACCCACCGCTGTAGTAGTGCCACCCTTGGAACGGATCCCAGATCATGCTGGCGATGATCATCCTGCCGAGAGGAAGTCCGTCATCGCCATTCGTTGTCTGCCAACGCTTTCCGAGGGCCACAGCCTCGTATGCCGCGTCCTTCATGGCATCCATCGTGTTGAGGAACTCGTCGCTGGCATTGGCCCCATCGCCAGGGATGTTGTTGTTGTCCATCCATCGGCAGTGCTGGCTCAGTCGCCCAGAGGTGAACTTGTACACGCAGATGCCTGCGTTCCGACTGCCGCCGAACGTGGCATGCCACCACGTGTAGATAAGGTCGATGTCGTCGTTGCCGCTGGTGTCCTTGATCGCAGGGAGACTCTCCACCCAACGCGACACGATGGAGTACGGATGCTCCATGATGTCCACAACGATGACGTCTCCCTTGTCGTTGTTGGCTGCGGCCAGGACCTTCCACCTCTCCATCAGCTTGGCATGGTCATGGAAGATCTGACCGAACTCATCCCCTCTGATCTTCAGTCGCCAACCATCACTCGCATTGCCCTTGCGGCGCGACTGGTCTGAGACGACATCAGCGGCATCACGCAACGACAGCGGAGGTGTGACATCTCCGTTAGGCTTCGACACCACGAGCTCCGTATTCATCCGACGATCACCCCTTCCCTTGCCTTGCAAAGGACTGCTCCGCACTCGTGGCAGTGACAGAACCAGTCACGGCAGAACTGCGGCCTGTTCTCGTAGTCCATACAGAGCCGTGTCTGCCAGTTGAAGTTGACGCAGGACCATGTTCCATCCCACTGCTGCTTGAACAGATGGACGAGCTCATCGGGGACCGGACCTGGATTCCCGTGGCAACAAGACCCATCACACTCCTTCATCAGATCTTGATGTCCTTGATGGACTCAATGCCGCCATGCTTCCACTTGTCGGGCTCTGCCTCGATGTCCGCAGCAACATCTGGGTCCTGCTCTGTCCTGTAGATCAGCCGCAGCTTCTCCTCCGCGGTGGCTGTGCCATATACACCAGAGGCTGCAGGACCACTGCCCTCGAACTCTGATGCGGCCAGCTTCTTCTTCTTGGGCCAGTACCACATCGTCATATCGCCTCCTCTGGTGAGAGTTGGGGGCCGACCCGAGATGCGGCCAGCATCTCGCTTCCCCTGTTTGACGGGTCGGCCCCCAACGTCTTCATCGCTGCGTGATCCTCATGCCGATCCGTGTCTCGCCAACCTTGGCTGAGCAGGACAGAGCCGTGCCGTCCTTGCTTGGGGCACAGCGCACAGTCCCGCCCAGCTTGGCGATGCCAGCCACGAACACAGCCGCAGCGTCAGCAGCCAGCGTCACATACTCAGCAGCCATCGGCTTCTTCGCCGCAGGCTTCCGAACACGCTTCGCAGCAGGCCTTTTGGCCGCCGTCTTCTTCGGAGCTACCACGATCTTGCCTCCTTCTTCCGACGATGGACCCATCAAGCGAAGTATACCCTATGTCTCCCTCCTTCCGTCTCTGTCAAATGGCAGATGCGAGGCCACAGAGAGTCCTGATGGCTTCCCATGCGGCCAACCACGAGACCCGACATGCTCACGCAGCCTCGAGAGAATCTCGTGACAACGCTGCTCTGTCCCTGTGCCCACGATGGTCTTGCCAGCAGGGCCGACAGCAACCACTGCGTGGCCACCCACCACACCGTTGTGCTTGCCGATCACCAGTGCTTCGGTCACTGCCAGGTTGCACAGCGATCCGTCCTCACATTCAACCCACATCATCACTCCTCCCCATCGTCACCGTCGCCTACAATCTCAACCATGGACTCACGCAGCTGTACACAAGCGAACTGCTGGCACTCGCAATCTGCCGCAGAGCACTCATGCTCTTCTCTGTCACACGATGAACACCACATCAGTCCTCCGTCTCCCTCTTCCGTCCGTACACCGCAACGATCGTCAGTCGGAACGTCTTGTCCTCAACAGCGATGTCAATCGTTCCGGAATGCTCAGAGACGTGCCCAGTCTCCCATTCCATCTCAGGCACCATCACGCCTCCGACCATGTACTCTTTGAGCGCCTCCTCGACGACGGCGACCAAGCCTCTTACGTCCACTCCGGATCCTCCTTTCTTCCCGAGTCGGCTTCTCCGGAAGCATCTTCGCTTCCTCACCCAACCGAAGATCCTCATCGCTCATCAGATGCCATCGATGGTTGCCTCGGTGGCCAGCCCACAACACACAGGTCCAAGACCCAATCGTCTCGACGGGGAAGTGCCCAGGTTCGCTGCGCAGCAGTACCTGGCGAACATACGGGCATCGCTCCATCTCACTCCTCTCTCATCATATCCTGTCGGCTGCCTGCCATCACAAGACATCATCCAGGATCTCCTGCCGAAAGCCGCCACGTCCAGCATACATCCTTCTCAGGAACAACACCAGATGCCTCAGGGCATCCTTGCTGTGCCGATTCTCTCCACGCAGATCGGCCATCGGGAACCCAAGGGCCTTCAGAACATCATCCGTCACAACGCCCTTCGCCTGCGATGGCGTCTGACGAACCACCGTCACACCGAACCAGTTCTCCTTCTGGCCCTCACGATGGTTCATGATGGACTGGATGGCCGAGATCGCCCCATCCAATTTGATCGGAACCAACGACGACTTCTTCAGCGACTTGCCACCCACAAGCAAGAAATGGTCAGACGACTCCACCACCAGGATCCGCGAATGGAGACGCGTCACGCCCATCCCGATCTTCCATGACTGCTCCTCAACGGTCCCCGCAACAAGTCCCCACTCAAACTGCGCCGCATACTCAGGGTCCGCGACGCCCTTCCCCTTCAGAGGAGACTCGCCATCCACCGCAAGCAAGAGAGGACACCACGCCAACCCAGTGGTCTCACCAGGATCGATCGCCAACACCGAGCCGTCCATCACATCCACTCCAGAAGCTCCGCATAGCAAACATCACACAGATCCGTCTCGCCCATCTTGTCAATCGGCTGAACATCATCGCCAACCTTCTTCACCTCGCGAACGAACACCTCGTGCCACCCTCCACTGCAATTCGCTGCGCATCGGTCACAGGTCACAACCTCCGTCTTCGCCATCACCGACTCCTTTCCCATCGCACAAGACGCCCTTCAAAGCGGCACAAGACGCTTCGCGCGAGAGATACGCATACGCGAAACGCCTCCCCTGCCCTCCCCGTTTCTTCTCCCTCCCTCCCTTCTGACTGACTGACTGAATCTAGTTCTAGACAAGACTACATCTTCCCCTACTCTACGTCGTAGGCCACCGGCCCTAGCACAACTTCGCGTATCCGTATCTCGCGCGCGAGCGATACGCAATACGCGAGATGGTTCACAGCAGGTCCTCCATCCTGCGGCGGTGCCCTGCAATGGTCTTCATGATGAGGACCGACGTGTACCTCTCACGCTTCGTGGTTGGCTCCGTGATGGCCGTAGCCGTCTCGAGCAGCGACAGCTCCGTCAAGAAGAACTCCGGCCAGTCAGGCCAGTTATGGAGTTCATCATCGGCGAACGTCGGGTGCTTCTTCAGCCACTGGTCGGCCTCAGAGAGGACCTTGTCGTAGACCGGCTTCCAGCTGCCCTTCATCTGGGTGTCCTTCTTCTTGGCTCCAGCTGGCGCCTTGAGATACGAAAGCAGGGCAGGTCCCTTCGCATGGAGCCACCAGCGCGCCTGGGCATACCCTGGCCAGAGGACACGCGACAGCACTAGGTTAACCATGCCAGGTGGCCACAGATCCTTCTCGCGGCACTGGATGGTCTCTGTGATGCCGTCCCTGAAGACCCGCACCTGGTCCTCCATGAAGAACTCCAGCCGTTCGATGCCGACCTCATTCATACCTGAACACCTCACAGTCATGCTCGGCCCATTCCTTGTCCACGACACGCTTTGCCCAGCCCACGTTCAGCCTACGAACCTCCTTCCTTCTAACTGCCCCATCCTTTCCTCTGGCCCGATCGCTGGTGTTGTTCCGATACAGCTCCTCCCGAGTGATCTTGAGACCATACCTCTCCTTGAGCGCGTGGAGTGGCTCATCTTCCAGCCGGATGAAGAGACAGCGCTCTGCGGCAGCGCCCTTCCAGAAGATGTCGCCATACTCGCTGAGGCTGTACAGCCAGAGCCATGGCGGCTTGTCAGTAGTGCGGTCCTCTCGGCCCATCCATTCACGACGCATGCGGCTGAACCAGTTCACAAACGCAAGGTAGTCCATGTCCTTGACCTCATCGTACACCGAGGCCCACACCGGCTCCCTCCGGACATGGTGGAACATGGACACGAACCGATCGTATGGATTCCTCACGATGAGGACTCTGTCCAGATCCCGATACTTCTGAGGGACCACCGTTGTATGGGTCTCCTTGAACCAGATGAGCTCGCCATCCGACTTCAGGGCAAGGCTCTTGAATGAGTGCGCTCCCGTCTTGGTCGGATTGCAGATCACGAACTTGCCAGGGCAGACAATCATCACGCCATCCTCATGATACGGATCCTGATGTCAGGAAACTCAATCCATCCACCAGCACCAAAGATCGGGGAATCAATAAGAGCGATGTTCTCCCCATTCACAACGACCTCCGGCATCTCGAGGATCGTTTCTCCAATCCGGAGTCGAGCGCCATTGGCCCGGTCGAATGTGGCATGCCCTCCGACTGACGGAAACCAGAACACGCCCTCCTCATCCACCGTCGGTTGCCCCAGCGGAAACGACTGCACCACAACCCCATCGTCAAGCAGCTCAAACACGTTCACAACCCAAGCCACCTCCTCCACCATGTCTTCTTGACCCCAACTGGCACCTGCTCTGGAACGATGGTTCCCTTTTCTATCATCGACTCATGGGCCTCCTCAGCTGTCATCGGTCCATACTGTAACTCTGAAACCGCTGCGGACGAGCGTTCCTTGTACCTCTTGTCGTTGCTGGGCCGAGGCTTGATGATCTTGAGCCTGATGGCTGGCATCTTTACCACCCCCACCAACGAACAGCCAGTGTGAAGACCGTGTGCCAGAACAAGATGCAGAAGGCAAGGATCAACAGCCACACCAGCAACTTGACCCAGTCGATCTTCACGCCACCCTCCTCTTATTCGAACACCCACATGTCTGACACATACACCATCTTCTGAGGAAGATCCCCTCGCTTGACGCCTCTGACCAGGACAAGGTCCTTGCCCAGCTTGATGTTCCACACGGCGTTCTTGAACCTGGGGTATCGGTATCTGTCGATCCGTAGCGTCACCGTGTCGAAGCCATCGTACCCATACAGCAGCACCCACTCCCTGAGGTCTGGCCTCTTGACCGACGCAGGGTCCAGCGGAACACCTGTGCGGCTGAAGTTGACCTCAAACAGATCGCGCAAGTTCCTTGCGGTGCAAACGCCAATCCAAACCAGCTGGATGTCTGGTCCACGCAACGTCGGAATGTCGGCCGCTGTATGGGTGGGGACCGGGACCCTGCTGCCGTCATACGTCTTGTGCTTGCCAACCTGGATCTCAGACACAATCCGCTTCAGCTGCTTGTCCAACACGTGAACGCCAAGCGGATCTTCTTGGCCCACCCAAGAGAGGATATTCATGATGGTCTTTGGGCCGATGCCATTCACCCCGATGATGTCTTCCCACTCAACGTGGTCACGGTCACCACGCCATTGGACGATGGCCTCGCCCATCTTCAACCCAATCCCAGGGATCTGGCTGAAACCAGCGATGATTGTGTGTTTTCCCTCTGATTTCCATGTAACACCGCTCCGAGCAGGGTCCGGCGCAAGGACTTTGATGCCGTGCTTGACGGCGTCGCGCAAGACCTCCTGTTGCTTGATCTTGGGCAGATGCTTGAGGGCTGCGATGTAGAAGATGAGTGGGTGGTGACGCTTCAGCCACATACACCACCAAGCGATCATCCCATAGGAGACAGAATGGGCCGCGTTGAAGGCATACGACCCTGCCGTGATGCACATGCCCCAGATCTTCTCTGCCGTGTCCTGGGGCACGCCATTCTCCTTGGCGCCCTTGAGAAACCGAGCTTTCTCTCGGTTGAATGCTTGGTCACCGATCTTGCGGCTGATGATCTTGCGGATCCTTGCATGCGCCGTCCAGTCGAAGTTGCCGATCTCACGTACGATACGAAGGATCTGCTCCTGGTACACCACCTGGTACTGTGTGTTGGCCACGATGCGGTCGAACAAGGGATGGTACCGATCGGGTTCCATCACACCGAGTTTGGTGTCCACGTAGAAGGTGGTGGCTCGATTATGTAGCGGTCCTGGCCGCGCAAGGGCATTGACCACGCAGACCTCGTAGAAACTGTCAGGAACCAAGTTCCCGTTGACCGTCCTCATGGCTCGGCCATCGAACTGAAACACCCCAACAACATCGTTCTCTCGGAAGCCCCGGAGAGTCTCCTTGTCGTCCAGCGGAACAGAGTAAAGGTCGTTGATGGTCATCCCCAGCATACCAACGGCTTCAGAGAGCATGCCCATCGTACTCAACCCGAGCAAGTCCATCTTCAAGAGGTTGAGGTACTCGGCGTCATACTTGTCCACGGCCAGCTTGTCGCCGTACACGGCACAGACATCTGTCAAGGGACCAGAGGCCACGATGGCGCCAGCCGCGTGCTTCCCCATGCCCTTGACCATGCCCTCAAGACGCGTGCTCTGCAACAGTTTCGGGTGTTCCTTGACGATCTCGGCTGCCGGCGGGAACATGGCCACTGTGTCTTCGATGGTGGCAGAAGCCCGAAGGTCGCCAGACGACCGAACGATGAGGAGTTCTTTGACCTTGTCCACGTCCCATTTGGGAATTCTGTACACACGAGCCACGTCATCAAGGGCCAGCTTCGCCTTGTAGGTTGTGAATGTGCCCAGCTGTCCAACGTGGTCTGCTCCATACTTGCGCGCAAGGTACTCGAAGACCTCATGCCTTCGTCCGTCGTCAAAGTCCAAATCAATGTCAGGCAGATCAATTCGCGTCACATCGATGAATCGCTCAAAGACCAGATCTGGGAAGATGAGTGGGTCAACTTCGGTGATGCGGAGCAAGTAACAAACCAAGGACGCTGCGGCGGAACCTCTTGCGGGACCAACTGCAATGCCGTTATCCTTCGACCAACGAACCAAGTCAGACACGAAGAGGAAGTAGTCAACAAAGTCCTTCTCTTCGATGAGCCCCAGCTCATACTTCAACCTCTCAGCGTACTCATCAGCATTGGGCTTGTCATCGATGCGCCTGAAGTCCCACCCTGCCTTCAGCCAACGACGAACCAGAACTGAAGCAGAGTCACTCCCAGGGTACTTGAGAGGTGCAGCCTTCGGCAACTCCACCGTGCAACGCTCAGCGATCTCAGCCGTGTTGGCGATAGCCTGCAGCGCAGCCTTCTTGCTGAGCCCTGTGCCCAATAGCCGCTCAAGCACATACGCATCAGACTCTGGATGGCACATCGGAACGTCGTAGCCCCATGAGTTGGCCTCCTGCTCAAACGTCCTGTTGGACCCAGGCCTCGTGGCGTGGAGGATGACCTGCATGTCGTAGTCCTCACGCCGGCAGTAGTGCACGTCTCCTGTGGCTACCAATTGAATGTTGAGTGACTTGGCCAGCTCTTCCAGATGGGCGTTGATGGCCCTGGTGGACTCGAGCTCTGGGAACGCTTGCACCTCAAGGTAGTAGCGATCTCCAAGAAGCGATCTGAATCTCTCTGCAACACGCTTGCCGCGATTGTAACTTGCCTCCGACTTCGGGATGTTCTTGCCACCGATAAGCGAAGTTGCCAAGAGCCCACCTGTACAACCCGATCCCACGATGAGCCCTTCTTGAAACGATCTGAAGCATTCTCCATCAACAGTTGGCTCATAGTAGAATCCCTCCTGCCAAGCCCACGTGACCATACGGATGAGGTTCTGGTATCCGTTGCGGTCCATAGCCCATGCGCTGAGATGGTTCTTCCGCTGAGACGGCTGCGATCCGGTGTATAGCTCGCACCCAAAGATGGGCTTGATGCCGGCTTCTCTTGCAGCCTGTTCCAGTTTGGGGTGGCTGCTGATGTTGCCGTGCTCTGTCAAGGCAAGGGCCGACATCCCAAGCTCTGCGGCACGAGCCACGTGTTCCTTTGGATGGCCGTATCCGTCCAGGAACGAGTAGGTTGAATGATGATGAAGGCTGACGTACTTCATGCTTTTGGCGTCTCCCTGTACATGTTGTAGGCCAAGGACATCGTGAGCAGAGGAGCGTCTTTCTCATATCCCTGCTCCCAGACCTCACTGATGAGCAGATCATTCAAGCCATGTGGACTCAACGGTTGGAACATCCCCCACCAAGGAGCCTCCTCTGGAGGTGTCTCGGAAAGGGTACAGGTCATGATGCTGTAGCCGAACGAGTCCCTCAGAGCGTTCTGTACAGACGAGTTGGCTACATGCTGGTGGTTGGACATCAGCTGCTTCCATCGGTAGTAACATGCGTTGGTGTCCACCACAAGAGCGCGGATCCCGAGTCGGACCCAGCACTCAATCCCATACTCAGCCGCCTTGAATGGAGCAATGTCACGGAACCATGACTCTCCAATCAGCCACTTGTAGGTCTCATCTGTACACTGCCGAGAGAAGGTTGCCTCCCAACGCTGCAGGAGAACCAGATACTCGTCCAGGGTCACCGAACACCTCCCGGGAGATCGATCTGTTGGCCGCTGAGCCAACCAGCAGATTCATTCGTGGCCAGCCAATAGCAAACCTCTGCGATGTCACCGGCGTTGAGCCATCTGGGCATGAGGTTGGTGCTGGCCCAATATGCTCGAGCATCGTCCATGTTCAAGTCACGGAACCTCGCCAACTCACGAATCGTCTTCTCCGTCATCGGGGTGTCCTCGGTGTTGCTCGGGTGAACGGCGAAGATGTCGAATCCCTTGGGCGTCAGTTCCCATCCCATGCACCGAACAAAGTGCGCTACACCGGCCTTAGCTGCGCAGTATGGGGCACTGGCGTTGAGCACTGCGCGATGCGCCATGCTTCCGATCACGACGATGCGCTTCCTGAACTCGTTGTTGATGGTTGCCTTCACAAAGGCTTGCACCGCAAGGATCGTTCCGGTGAGATTGGTACTGATGATGTCCTCGATCTCCCCGACCGGCATGTCCTCAATCCAGTCCAGGGCAGCGTATCCATGAGATAGCACAAGAGTGTCTACCGACGGCCTCTCGCTGAAGTAGTCTGCACAGTCAATTGCCCAACGAACATCCAGCCTGGACATATCTGGCGTCTCCACCAGGTTAAACACACCGGACCGCAACCTGTTTGCAATGGCTTGGCCGATGTTGCCCTTGGACACGCCAACGACGATTGCTGCCTTGTCTGCCTGGGCAAGTGGCTTGGACGCATGCCGACGCTTCATCGTGTCGATGTAGTCGCCGTGGATGGCTCCCTTGTTCACCTGCTCCTCCATTCGTCAGTCCTTGCCACGATGATCTGGAGTGCCTCATCGAACGTGTCGAACGTTCGCTTGTACCTCGCCCCTCTGTTGTGGGACCTCTGAGGCTGGAGCACCACATCCCCGAACTTCATTTCAGCTGCAACACACTGCTCCAGCAGGTCCTCTATGACGCCAACCACCCGGCCATCGTCCACCTGGTCGCCCAGCATGTCATACTTCTCCTCGCCATAGATGATGTGGTCATACGGGATGTGGTGGCGTTCCAGCCAATGCCGAGTATCAGGGTCGATGTTGTCCAGGCGGAGGTATGGCCGCGTTGTAGCAATCCAGATCTCGGCTCCTGCTGTGTGCTTCAGCTCGTACATGAACGTCATGGCCCCATTGAACACCGGCATGCTACGCTTCTGCGCTCCCTGACGATAGGCCAACTTGATGTCTCTGTACAGCTGCTTCTCAAGCCCGAGGTACTCGCTGTACTCAACACTCCCATCATAGTTGAGCGGCACCGACTCACCAAGGTACAGAGCCGCGAATTGCTCAAACTGATGGTAGTAGTTGCCTAAGGTGCCATCGATGTCCACCGCCACGATTGGCTGAAGGGCTCTGCTACATGATGTACAGAGCATTCACTTCCCCTTCCAGTCCCAGGCCTCTTTGGTCTCGATGTTCTCCGGCGGCCATGAACAGATGCCGAAGTCTTCGAACATCAGCCGCCACCTACACTTGTACTGCTTCTTGATGCTTCGATTGGGATCGTAGTTGCCTGGGTCCGAAACGTATGCGGGCCAACGCCGGTTGATGCGAACCCAGTTCTGGTACATCAACTTCTCTCTGTTGCCAAGGTCAGCAATGCCTCCCTGCGTCTGAATGCCAACCTGGTTGGCCCATGCTCCGGTGTAGACGTACCAAGGCAACTCCAAGAGAGCTACGCCGCAACGGGCCAACTCATGGTCGTCCCAGTGAGAGATGGTGGAGTCGTACCCATTGACCCTGTTCAGATTCCTGACGTTGATCGCCACGATCTGATGAGCGAACGACCCTGAGTGAAGGAAGAACTTGTCCCGATGCGGAGGAACTGCTTTGGAGAACTTGGTGCCGGTGGTGTACAAGGCCTGGATGCTCTTGGAGATCCCAACACCAAGAACGTCTCTGCGCTTTGCGAACTCAGCCATCTTCAGAACGTTCCCGTGTGGCGACTGGTCGTCATCAGCCATGATGAACGACTTCAGCCTCATCCTTGAAGCCTCCTTGGCAATACAGTGCCGCGCAAATCCGATGCCTTTGTTGCGGCTCTTCAGCTGAAGGATGTCGGCGTCTGTCACCCTATGGAGCGAGCGCACCTCGCCAGGCTCCACCACGAGAACGACCTCTGCTCCCGCTGCGCGCCAACGCTTCACAGCCTTGGCTGCACGATCTGGCCGGCCCTTGGTTGGGATGAAGACAATCGGAGTAGTCACATGTCACCACCCCAGACCCGCAATGTGTCCACTACGCTGTTGAACGCATGCATAGTAAGGACTCCCTTGGTCCAAGCCCCAAACCGACCGATGCGCTGAACCCAAGGGAAGCAGTTGCAGTTTGTCGCAATGGGCTTGCTGACCGTCTTCGTCGAGACCGGAGGCAGAGGAGCCGTTGCGCCCCACTCTGTCGAGCCAACACCGAAGATCTTGCTCATGCGGTAGTATGAATGCTCCTCTGTACCGTCATAGACGATGGTATTGTTGGGCATGTCCTCCCAAAGAGCTGCGTTGTGGATTCGGACAGGCTGAGACCTGAACGAATGTTGAACGTCCATGTCGATTGTTGCCCTGCAGATTGCACTCAGAGGAACAGACGAGAAGATGACATCAAACGGATGCCCGGCTGACATCTTCTCCATGAACTCCGGGCTGATCTCTGTCTCAACAACAAGTTTCCCGTACACATCCCACAGACGTTCGTAGATCTGGCGCAAGTTCCAGGCAGGGACCTCTTTCCCGTCAGTCACATTCTTGATGCTCACGAACGGAACAGACGACTCCCCATACACCTTCTTCTGGTACTCCTCACCCGAGCCCCTGACGCGATACGTCAGCATAACATCAGGGTCATGGTCGGTCAGACCAGGGATCGGTATGTGACTGTATTGCGCCCCACCGAGTTCCGACGGCTGAGGCCGACTGAAGATGACAAACGGAACTCTGGCGGTATCACAGGCCCATGCTGCCAACAAACCAGACGGGCCACAACCAAGGATGGCAACCAACGGCTTCCTGTTCATATTCCTTCCTCTTCCATCTCGCGCAGCAACTCATGCAGCGCAGGGTTCATCTTGATTGCGTATCCGTTCGGGGACACCAGTCCCCAGGCGAACAACCTGTTCACGATCCCATTGGCCTCCTCTCTTGAGACGTTCACCATCTGCTCGATGAGGTCCCGACGGAATTGCCCCTCAACGCCCTGCAGAAACTCAACCAGCATCCGGTTCTCGAGCAGGTAGGACTTTGCTCTCTGGGCATTGGCCGCCGCACGCTTGCGCTGGTCTCTTGCCTTGTCACTCATCCTGTGATAGCCAAACGTGTCCTTAGAGTAGATGTGATGGATGAACCGCACAGCATCCTTCACATGCTGCTTCTTGATGATGACGAACCGACCCGTCGAGTCTGTGCTGAACGTTGCTGCCGCAAGGGCGGCTGCGATGCGTGCTGTCTTCACATGGGCGTTGGCGGCTTGGAGAAGCGGAGGGTCTGCAACATACTGCTCCCCAAGCCATTCGGCACCCTTCAGAACCAGCCTCTCGGCTCCAGGCTCCCATTCTACGTCTTCGGCTGCCCTTGACCATGCCCAGATGACCCGCATGTGGCAATCCTCTGACGCATACTTGGGCGTTCGACGAGATGGAGCCTGATAGATCTGGTCCATGTCCACCTCGCGGGTGGTCAACGCCATTGCGAAGTCGAACCGAGCGATGTCCTCTCTGTTTCCGATGAGAGGCTGGATGGCCTGGACTCCGTACATGTACCTGTCCATTGACTCGTTGCGTGGATTGGAGAGCCACAACAATCGCGTTCTAGCCCAAGCCTGGTCAGCCTGGATCTTCGCCATTTTGATGACTCCGCGCGAGCGAACATCGCTCATCTTTTGGATCTCTTCCTGGCTCAGCCCACTTGCTTCATCGAGGACGACAAGACGGCGGTCCGACATGGGTACCACACCCCAGGTGACAGCCCATTGTCGGTCAGCCATCTGCTGAAGTCCTCCAATGACTCCAGCGAAAGTTGCAGCCTCGCAGTTGACAAACTGCCCTGTCCTGTAATGTTCCAGAACTCGCTGAGCAACTTCAGACTTGCCGGTCCTGGTGTCTCCAATGACAAGCGCGTCAAGCCATCCCCTCCTCTCCAGCTTGCCCTGGAACGGGAACGAGATCAGCGAATGGAACACCACATCAACAGCCATGTGTAAGTCAAGCCGTCCGTAGATACGAGTCACATGCTGTTCAAGGTCCAGGGCAATGTCGCCCATCTTCTGAAGAGGTGTTTGGTCTCCTCGTGGACGAAACTGCCGCAACGACTTCACGATGTCTGGCGTCACCCTGAACTCGTCGATCGCATTCTCGGCCTCTCGGACTTCCCACGCCATGAACTCATTCACCTGTCGCTTCGGATCCGGGTGAGTTGTACCCACAACATGGACCACCTGGCTGGGCATGGTGTTGTGCTTCCCAACTGAGATGATCTTCCTTGGCGTGAAGTCCCCCGAATGCTCGTCCCAGGATGGGCGAACAAACAGTTGTTCAATGGTCTGGTGTGATTTGACCTCGTGCTGGATACGGTCACACTTGACGGCTCCGACATGTTGCCGAAGAGCTTCGTTGCGGACAGAGATTGAGCTGTCCATCATGGTCAGAATGGTCTGGCTAGACGGACTGATCTCATAGTTGTGCTTTCCCCTGCGGCCCAACATGGGGCAGAACTTACACCTCGGCCCTGCGTCCATCGTACAGACAGAGGTGACAACCTTGGGCAAGGCATACATCTCCTTTGTCTTGCCAAGGATGAGCACATCCATCCCTTGAGCATGCCCGATGTTCTGGCTGTCAAACGACTCCATCACACTGACCTTGCGCTCCTCCTCGTTCATCGGGTCAGCGATCCGCTTCTGGAATGGCCTGCTCTTCCGGAGCAACTCATTGAAGTCCTCGTGTGAGTGAGGGTACTTCACAAAGTAGTCCGTGACGTCAGCGCCCTTCTTGCGGATAGGGATCTTGACAATCCAGATGGCCGAAGCAAACGGTTCCAAGTGCTCTGCAACCATCTTGGCACCGCGCTCACCGGGGCTGTCGCGGTCATAGACGATGAAGACTCGTTTGTCCTTGAACCGCTCAGACCATTCAACGTGCCAAGTACCGGCACCAGCAGTTCCAGAAACAGCCGGGAAGTCAAACTGGTTGGCTATCAGCGCGTCCATCTCGCCCTCTGTGATGACCACCCAATCCGTATCCTCTAGAACATGTTCCGGATAGAGGGGAACGGTGATTCCCGGCTCCTTCTTGGAAGCCCACCAGATCTTCCTGTCTGATGGAGCATTAGGCCGGTACTTGCGCACGTTGAACAGATCTCCGTTTTGGAGATACACAGGGATGGTGAAAGCCTGACTGGCTCTGTCAAAGCCAAGCAGATACTCAGTGATGATCTGTTCGCTGATTCCCCGTTCAGACCACAGGTACTCGGTGGCGTGCTCATCGTTGATGAGGTTGAGGTGCCAACGATCTACCTGCTCCTGGGTGACTGCAGGAGCCTTGCTCTGCTTGGTTTTCGGCTGAGGGTCGGCCTGGGGAGAGGAGCCCAGCCTCTTCAACAGGCCAGTCAGGCTTCCATGTCCGCAACCAGCGAAGCACTTCCAGACACCTTTGTCGAAGTTGACCCGAGCGCTGCGCTTCTTGTCGTCGTGAAGGGGACAACGCATGTCCCACTCACCAGGAGAGATCTCCTGGCCGCCGATCAGAAACGGCTCAAGTCGTTGTCTGGCGCGCTTCGATGTCTCCATCGCTACTGGTTCCTTGGGTTAGAGTCCCAGACGATCTTCTTGAACTTGGCCACAGACGGGAAGTATGACATGGGGTCGACTCTAGCCTTGCCCTGCGTATACTCCTCTAGGTCCTCATTGGCCTTGTCTGGGAACGTCCAGGAGCACCTCTTCTCCTCCCATTGGATCTCCAGTAGGTCGTGCCCTCTGTACCAGAGATAGCACGCCAGAGACATGTCGCTTGTTGTGATTGGCTCCTCCATCACGATCACTCGTCAAAGGGGAAGCCGCTCCGCTTGCGACCACGTGTTGCGGTGCGCTTGGCAGGCGTCTTCTTCGCAGGTGCCTTGCGTGCCGGTGCCTTGCGTGCCGGTGCCTTGCGTGCCGGTGCCTTGCGTGCCGGTGCCTTCTTCGCAGGAGCACGACGACGAGGAGCAGGCTCTTCCTCTTCCTCCTCTTCCTCGTCCTCCTCGTCCTCCTCTTCCTCCTCTTCCTCTTCCTCCTCTTCCTCGTCCTCCTCTTCCTCCTCTTCCTCTTCCTCCTCTTCCTCGTCCTCCTCTTCCTCCTCTTCCTCGTCGTCATCCTCGTCCTCGTCCGCTTCCTCGATCTCGTCCTCGTCGTACTCCTCTTCCTCGTCGTCATCGTCCTCAGACGTGGCCCATGTGTCCTCGTCATAGGACAGAACGTTGGCCACCTCTCCGCGGTACTCGTCGTTGAGGTTCTTCCCAGCCCTGACGATCACGATCACGTCGAGACCAACGAGCTTGTCCGTGTCCAAGACGCCCTTCCGCTTGCGCTTGGTGACGATCCCCGTGGCCAGAAGGAACTGGTCCAGCTTCTGCTGCGGAAAGCCTTCGTAGGAAGGGTGTCCCGGAAGGACCAGGTAGTACCACAGGCGAGCGCCGACATACTTCTCGTTCGTCTTCTTCTCAGCAGCGGAGATCTCGAACACAATCTCCAGCATGGGCTTCTCCGGGTCACCGCCAGAATCACGAGGATTGACCTCGACGATCGATGCGACGTATTGACCGGGCTTCGGAGACTCGAAACTCCGAACCTTCACTGCCTCGTCAGGGTCGCTGCCGCTGACATCGAACTTGATCTTTGCCATGTTAGGACTTCCTCCTGTTGATTGACTCAACGATCTGTGCCATGGTCGGGTTGACCAACTCCGTACCCAGTGCGGCGAAACGGTCCTTCGCGTACCACTTCCCACTGGGCTGGGCCTGAAGCACGCGGGTCCTTCTCACAACTGGCCTACCACCTCCCTTCGGCGCCACCCTCTTTCGATGGATGTACATGCGGCCAACGATGCCCACGTATCCACAGATCTTGCTGGACATGTTGCCCTGGCCGCCCTGGATGGCCGGCATGTACTGAACACCGCTCTCCTCTTCGTCGTCATCATCCGTGCCGATCTTCATCACATGGGCTGTCATGCCGAAGTTCATCGGCAACCCTTTCATGCGACGAATCCACAGCCCGAGTTTGTTCTGGGTCAAGAGGTACTGAGGCTTGTCGGGCAAGTTGATGTCCCGGTGAGGGCTCTTCTTCACCAACTCTGCCATGATTTGGTCCATGCCCAACTCTTGGAACAGCGTGATGCTGTCCAGCCAAACCCAGTCGTACTCCTCACGGCCTCCGTGACGAAGGTACTCGTATGCTTCATCCAATTCCTTGAACGACTTGACGTCATACACGTCCGGGTCATACCCCATGGCGCGCATTGATTCTGGGCCGTCCGGCCCATCGGCGTTGAGGATCAACGTCTTCCCGACCTCGGCACTGCTCCCTGCCAGAACAGACTTGCCCACTCCAGGGTAGGAGTAGACCAGAATCCTGACATGGCTTGGCCTACGGCTGAGTTGCTTGATACCTCTCGGCTTCTCCCTCGTGATGGCCATCGTCACCTCCTTGTGTATTGCGGAAGAACCTGACCCGCTCCTTGCAGTTGAAGCATTGGAGCATCGGGTTCTCTTCCCAGGACGACCATGGGTATTGCTGGTACCCACCGATGTCCCTGGTGCATAGAGTACGTCCGTTTGCCGCCAGATGATACATGACGCCTGTTGGCTTGCCAGTTCTGACGACGATGAGATCATGACTTGCCATCGAACAGGTCCTTTCTGTAGTCCTCATACGGATCGCCGACCACAAACATCTGGTCACGATATGACTCCCAGTCCGATGAGGTCTCGTGCAACTCACACATGTTCATGAACACGCAGTCCCATGTGCAGTTCTTCGTGGGGTTCTTGTACACCGGCAACTTGCCCTGCTTCACCAACCTCATCTCAAACGCTTCAGCACGAATCCGGCGCATCTGCTCCTTTCTGTCGTCCGGATCCCGGTACACCGCAATGCGTTCAAAGAGGGGAGGTGGTTGCTTCTTGCTGACAGAGCCGTCCTTGTTCAGATACAGCCCTTCCTCGTTCTGGGGCCGAAGATCCTTCTTGGCCTTGCGCGCGAAGTTGTACAGGATGATGTCCAACTCCTCACCAGACTCCATGATGCCCAACTTCCGAAGATGCATCGGAGCGAACGTCCAGTAGGAACCTGCTTGCTCATCCAGCTGGAGATGAGGCTTCAGATCCTCCGAGCCTGTCTTGTGCTCAAGAAGTCCTTTCTCCCCGGTGGTACGCCACTTGAACAGCGCATCAAACCTACCGATGTACCAGAACGGCTTCCCTCCAAGATCCTTGAGTTGCACCCTGAATGGATGCTCAGGGTAGATGATCTCAATGTCCTCGTCCTTGCCGTACTGGCTGATGTAGTTGTTGAGGACCTCAATCCCGAGTTCTCCAAGGTCAACTCGCTCGTCCTCGTTGTCCATGTCAGCGATCTTCAGCTTGCCTTGCTCATCGATGTACTGCATGTACAACTTCTCGAATGTCTTGGATGGATGGGGCCCACGTTTCACACCCGGCTTGTAGTACGCAGCCAACGACTGATGGAAGAGGTCGCCAAACACCAGGGCTGGCTTGGTCTGTCGCTCGAGCCTCAAACCCTGAACGTGTCCCCACCACCACTTCTGACGGCAGCGCTTGAACGTGGCCCTCTCGCTGGTGCGAATCAGAGGCGTGTCCATGGCTACGCCTCAGCCGATTCGGAGTTTGGGGTCAGGTCTGTACAGCCTGAGTTCCTCTTTCGCCCAGGGCAATGTACAGTGACCCTCGATCTGCTCCCATCCTTGGAAGGTACATCGTTGGGATTTCTCGCAGGAGATCTTGATGTATGGTTCCAGCCACGGATGGGCTGCCACGAGGAGCTTCCTCATCTCACGCATCACATGAACGTACTCCCATTGGAACATTGGGCAGCCACGGTATGCGTAGACCTCCAAGAACGTCCTGAGGGGATACTCACACATGATGTACGTCTCTGTGGCCTCTGGAAGAATCCACCTTGCATCCTGGTAAGAGACGCCAGCGTTGCACGCGTCGTTGTAGGCTCGAACAGACTGGTACGCAGCGATCCCCCAGGCCATCCTCGCCTGCTCATTTCGCCAAACGCTCTCAGGCATACGGAGGTTTGGCCAATACCCCATGAATGTCGCTCGCTGTGACTGCTGGTGGAACGTTGCCCTGCGGGTGCGAACGAGCTGGTGGGTACAGGTCCGGCTGACACCCGCAACATCGAAGACAATGACCTCAGTCTCCAATGCCGTCTGGAGACCGCCCTTCATCATCTCTTCCCAAGGAAGGTTGTCGGGCAGGTTGTCCGGGTCAATGCCAGTGGTAGCCATCACAGCCCGACCAACCACCTGCTTGAACTTCTCTTCTGTGATGCCCTTGACCAACCGAACCTTGAGGTTGTCCAGGCCAACATCAATCCTGCCCTCATCAAACGGCGACTCATGACGTCGTTCACCGATCGGAGGAAGCTGAGGGTTCAGATCGTGCTTGTTGAACGGACCGTCACTGAGCAATGGGTTGCCATCCAACTCGTTGCGGGGACGCGAGTAGATGTAGTCCATCTGACCTCTTCCTTTCTTCTTGTGTTTTGACCCCAGGGAACCTATTCTACCGTAAGTTTCCCGGCTTGGCTATCCGGCCAACGCAGACAACCTGACCACAACGCCACCCAGTTGAGACATGTTGGCCTCAACACGAGAACCGAAGTCATCCACCGTCCAAAGTGACCGATGCTTCTCAGGTGGCACCTCCTTGTGTTCAGGGTTCTGGAAGAACTGTTCTGGAGTACAGACCACCACGCGTCCAGGGATTCGCTCCAACAGCCCAATGGCGTCAGGCTTGTCTATGTGCTCAATGACATCCACCATCAGGACCAGGTCATACCTCTCGAGCTCGTGGTCGGCCATCTCGAGAACATCCATGATGTAGACGTTGTCATAGACAGCCTTCAAACGAGGTGTGACGTAAGGCTCCCAGGCCTCAACGGCATCCACCCGGACGATCGGAGGGCAGCCGATGTACTCCCTCAAGAGCATGGCGCCCTTGCCTCTGCCCGGCCCCACATCAAGGATGACACTCGGCTGAACCTGATGCACAAGATGAAGGATGGCCGGCCAGATCGCCAGATTGGAAGTAGGCATCATCTTCTCCTCAGCACGTGGAACTGTCCGTGGTTCGGGCCGATGCGATTGTATGCGAATGGCCCTTTGTTTGCTTTCATGGACTCGATGTCAAAGCCTGACTCATCGGCTGCTTCCTCCAGCATGCCAGGAGTCCAGACCGCGACGTCTGTCCAGGATTGGGCAACGCGTGGTCTGTCATACAGCGGAACATCCATCAGGAAGATGCTGTCCCGCCAAAGGACGTTGGCAATATCCTTCATGATAACGATACCGTCTTCAAATCTCTGGTGGACAAAAACAGAGATCGTGAAAGCCATCTCCACCTTTGTGGCCCAATGGGTCCAAGGGTAGAGCAGAGACGCCACATTCTTGATGCCGAGACTTCGCACACCCTCGAGCATGGTGGGTGACCCGTCACACGCCACAACCACAGAGAAGGAAGAAGCAAGATGGCGCAACACACGGCCTGCCCCGCATCCAAAGTCCATGACAGACCGCTCTTCTGTTTGGTACGCGAGAACTCGAGCCGCATCACGGCGACCAGACTCGTCCCAGTCGAATGGCGTGATGGCCCTACGATGGTCAGATCTCTTGGCCGCGCTCTCCCATTCAGAGGTGACAGAGTCCATCAGATTGGGCTTTCTATGTTGAGCAGAGCTTCTTCAAACACAGGGAGCTCCGCCAGCGATTGCTGCTCAAGGATCTCGGCTCGTTGGAGGGACAACAGAGACCTCTCTTGGTAATAGTCCTTGTCCTCAAGTCTTCTCAGTTCATGGACCCACCAGTTGATGTCATTCTGGGCCACAAAGATGCCAGCGCGTCCCAGTGACTCGACCAAGCCAGGTGTAGGAGTACAAACGGTCGGAATGCCAGAGCAAGCAGCCTCTACCGCAACCCTGCCGAATGACTCGTACGAGGAGGGCATCACGATCGTGTTGGTGACCTCATAGATGTCCCTGACGTCCTCTGCGTTCTCAACATACTTGATGTTGGGTGCGCCGGGATAGATCTGGACTCCATACGACCCCATGACGCCAAGGAACTCCCGGTCACGCATAGCACGAGCCATGTGCAACCATTGCTGCACACCCTTCTTGATGCTGAGATTGATGAGAGTGGTGTAGCCTCTCTCGATAAGATGCTCCACCTTGTAATCCTTGACCCACACAGGAGGGTGGACCACCATCCATGGTCCGTTGGTCCAATCCACCTCCTTGGCCATCCAGTGAGAGTTGAAGACCACCAGATCTGCATTCTCAATACCGTGGAATGCGAGTTGCCACTGGTTGTGAACCAGATGGACCAACGGCTTCTTGAAGAAGCGAGCAACGCCAAGAACCCAGTGTGTGAGATCTAGATGGGTGATGACCACATCACACCACTTGTACAGGGCCTCGTCTGGTTCTGATATGCCCACCCCATCTATGGACCGTTGTGACGGACGTAGATCGTCATCACCAACGATGACAGCTGCCTCATGCCCTCGTTCGACCAGCCACTTGAGCATCGCGTGAAGCATGTGTTCAGCTCCTGCGTTGTGAACAGGAGGGTAGCCATGCACATGGGCCAACACCTTCATCTGAAGTCCTTTCCCTTGGAGTGTGGTTGGAGAGGGCTGGGCACGAATCCTTCATGGCTCCAGCTACAAGCAGCGAGGTCGGACTGCGAGCGAGCCGAGGCGCCGCAACCCAAACCCTCTCCATACCACGACCTTATGTTACCCTATGCGCAACTCCAAGGGGACCAGCTCCCAGCATGGACGATCCTGATGGCCAAGAGGACATTTGATCGCCCATTGAACGGAGCATCCCGCACAGACCAGCGCTCCATGAAGTTCTCCCAGTTAGAGGTCGCACGAGACCACGTGTCTGGGTGGAACTGGTAGACGCCCATGTACGGTGGATTACCATACTCATCGGCATCCATTCCGCTCTCACAGGCAGCAACTGACTTGGCCTTGCCGATGCCGCCATCGACAGGCCAATGGTCTACCGCGCACTCTATGGTTCGCGCCACTTCTCTGATGGACCAGCCGGCATCACCGTCTAAATGTTTGAACCGACAACGATCCCAGCGCCATGAGTCCTGGTGGTCAGCTCCGGCCGCAACAGCCGGAGTGAACATGGCAGCGACCACCAATGCTGCAGTCAGGAGTCGTTTGAGCACGACACCTCCCAGTATCGGGACATAACCCCTCGGAGCCATGCCTCCTACAAGGACGCTTATCGAGCGGCCTCACCTCCCTCATGCCGATGGATGATGCGCTGCCACCACGGCTGATGCCGCATGGCAGACGTGATGACGACCTCACGCTGCTTGGGCCTCTTGCTCCTTGGCTTTGACCTCATGCGAAGCGCCCACAGCTCGTTCTGACTGCCCACCCTAGAGCCCTCCTCTCAGGCCACACCGTTGCAGGGCTCCTCCCGTGCGAAGACCGGCGAAGACCCATGGCCCGGCCCCTCGCCCTACCCTGTGCCCTGCCGGCCTCCTCGCACCTCCTCGCGCCTGCAAACGTGTACCCTGCCTACCAGGTAGTTTACCGCCCTGTTGAGGGGAGCCGCCCTTCGCGCGATACGCATACGCGAGGAACTGTTGGCTCCCCTCAGCTGGCACCAGGAGGAGACCTCCTTCTTGTAGACCTCCTTCTCTCTTGTTTGAAGTACATACCGAATCCAGGTTCCTCCCGTATCCGTATCGCGCGAACGCCTCGCTCCTGGTCGCTGCGTACCGCAAGCAGACACTTGCCGACGTGTCCCCTGTTGAGGACGCAAGTCCATGTTGGCCCATCGAACCCTTGGGGTGCGTACATGGACAAACACTGCTCTGCCATGCGCTCACTCCTCCGGAATCAGGGCAGCATCCGCTTCAGCGTCGGCCTGTCCCTTGCTGTATCCGAGATCACGAGCGATGATGATGGCTCGGCTGAATATCTCGTCATCTTCCCAGCCACAGTCGATGATGTCGCCAGCGATTCCTTCGTTGTGGCACTTGCGGGTGAACTCGGCCCAAAACTCCTCCTCCTCCAGATCCTCAGGCCGATTGCCGGGGATGTCGCTGATGGACACGCCGGGTGGAAGATTGCTTGCCATGGCTGACCTCCTTAGTACAGGCGCAGGCTGCGGTTGTCCAGGATCCGCTTGTTGATGCGGGTCTTGCCCTGGGTGATAGCGAAGATGTACTCCTCAATCGTGTTGCGGGTCCTGAGGTAGTACACCGTCACCTGGTGGATGCGGCTGACTCGATGCGCTCGGTCCTCGACCTGCTCCTGGTCGTCAGGGTTCCAGGTCTCGTCCAACACGAACACCGTGTCGGCTCTGTCCAGCGTGATACTGACGCCACCCGTGGCTGTGGTCATGACAACAACCCTGGTGTCGCTCTGCTGGAACGAACGGGTGACCTCTGCCCGATCCTTGGTTCCACCAACCAGGAGCGTCACGGCCACACCCTTCTCCTTGAGATGGTTGTAGACCATACGGGCCATCTTCTCAAACTGACTGGTCACCAGGACCTGAGCATCGCTGGAACCATCCATGATGCCCATCTCGTCCAGCTTCTCAACCAGCAGTTCCAGCTTCGGGCTCTCATCTGTGGGGATGAGGACGCCGTCTTCGAATCGCTGCTTGGCCGAAGCGAACTGCTTGAGCCTGGTGTAGATGGCCAGGATGGACGTGGCTGTGAGAGTCTCGTCGCCCAGCTCGATCTCCGCCATCTTGGCGAACTTCATGTACTGCTCGGCCTGGTCTTCACTCATGGAGACCCACAGATCGTGACGGTCCTTGGGTGGGAGCTCCTTGAGCACCTGCTCCTTGGTACGACGAATCATGATGGGCATGAGGTGACGATCGAACTCCTCCTGCTTCTCCTCCACAACGTCACCGACCACCGTGCCGTACTGATTGCGGTCCATCTCCAGCCAGCGCTCGGCCCACTTGTACTTGGATGGGAACTGCTCAGGGTACAACCAGTGAAGGATCCCGAACAGGTTGATGGGCTTCCCACCGACAGGCGTACCACTCAGGCCGATCTTCTTTCCTCCGGCACGCAGCTTGAGGCTGAGCATACCCTTGGCAGTGACTGACTGAACATTCCTCACAGCATTCCGGTGAACCTCATCAATGATGATGTTGGCCCACTCATTCTCGTGGAGGAATGGGTATCGGCTGAACAGATTGTCCTGAACAGCCTCCATCTTGGCGTTGTGCTTCTGGTACCGAACCATCTCAGGGTTCACAATCAGCCAGAAGGGTCGCCCAGCCTCAGTCGCCAACTCAGCCTCATGGATGAAGTGTTCCCTGGCGTCGCCCAGGCCAGATCCCGATGCCCTGATGACCGGCAGCTTCTGCCACTTGAGCAGTTCATCCTCCCACACAGATTCAAGGGAGGTCTTGGGCGCGATGACCAGGTTGGGGCCATCCTCGGTCCCGGCCTCATAGATGGCGCCGATGCTCTCCACCGTCTTGCCCAACCCAGGCTGGTCAGCACACAGAGGGTTCTCCACCGTGGCCATGTACGCCACCGCCACACGCTGGTATGGGCGCAGCCACTTGTGGAGTTGAGGCAGGGCCTTGGGCAGTCGCTTCAGGTCCCAGTCCTCGGCCTTGAGGATCTCGCCGATGGTCTTCTCCATGTCACGAACGGACCACGCCCACTCAGCGAGGGCCGTACCCAGCTCGATGTTGTCCTGGCCCACCTTGTCGGTGAGGTCCTTGGCAGCGAAGAAGTCCAAGGCCAGTCGCCAATGAGGCTGCTGACCTTCAGGGACCTTGTCCTTCGCCATGAAACGTGCCCTCAGCTGATGCATCGTCTCAACGAGGATGGCGTTGGGCTTGAAGTAGATCTCGATGAACTTGCCGTCCTCGCTGGTCTCTGCGAAGACTGCTTTGGTTGTCGTTGTCATCTTGTTCCCCTTCGCTTCGGTGGACGCTTCATCGCGTCCAAGACGACCACAAAGTATGTCAGGAGCACCTCCTTGAAGTCTAGCTCTGGCGGCAGATTCTTCGGCTGGCCTCTGAATGCGAGGATCCGAGCTACGAGGCCATGGGCGTCATCGGCGTTGATGAGGATTGCACACGAGTCACAGGCATACCATACATCATCGAAGTTGATGATGCTGACATCTTGCTCGACACCCTCGCTGTCCATGACCACCATGCCAAATGGCTGAGCATCGTACGACCATACAGCCTCTCCGTCGCCGCAGAAGTCACAGACGCTGTCGTCGGTGACTTCATCGAAGCAGTTCTCACATGCCAGGCCACCAGGGACCGTCAGCAGAGATCCTTCAGCCAGTGGCATGCCGCACCGCATGCATCTGAGATCGATTGTTGGGTTGCTCATGGCACCTTCACCCAGATCTTGCCCTCTTTGATGGATTTGTCGAGACTGTACAACCTGGTTGATGTCTTCGTCTTGAGGTGGGTAACATCAGCACAGCGTTCATGCCACACCAGACTTTCAACACGGTAGATGAACTTGCGCTGGTCTCCACGATACACGATGATGTCACCAGGCCGCAGGTCCCGCCAACCCACCGCCCTGCGTACCTTCACCCTGACCTACCTCCTCCCCTGATACCCTTTCTATGAGCCCTGGGCCGTACCTGCACGCTCGAGCCGCCCTGGAACGGCCGAGGGCCTCTCCCCTACCCCACGTTTGCAGGGCCGGAGCCATGCGTAGACGAACGTTCATGCAGGCCCCGGCCCTTTACCCTACCTTGCCTCCTGCAGCCGTTCTCGCAGCCCTCCGGCCCTGCAACGGTGCGGTACGCTCTAGCGGCCCCGGAGCCTAGGCTCGGGCCGCGCTCGGCCGTCCACCCTGACACCGGCCGGCAAGCGTAGGTCACGATCCATGTACCAGCCGTCACGCCACTCCCAGTACATGATGAGCAGGACCAGGACCGCCAGGCAGCAGCCGACGACGAACGCTTCCAACTACACACCTCCTACGATTTGTGCGCACTCGGGGCCCAGTCCGCGATGGATGGAAGCCGGCACCGTGAGGGTCCGGCCGCAACGCCAGCAGTTGGAAGATGCCAGGGCGTAGGTCATGCCGGCTTCTTGACGCTGCTCGGCATCACCATCTGCCAAGTACCTGATGGCGTCGTTGATCTTCTTGTTGTTCAGGTAGGACGCCCAGACCCTGTATCCGTTCCCGGCCCAGTTGGCGCATCGGCGGAAGTCCCGGTCGTTGTTCGGACCATACAGATACTCCGCCAGCTGGGTGCCCTGCCACTTCCCGTATCGTGGTGCTCGGAACCTCATGGTGATCCGATCATCACCGATGTTGTCGCTGAACACCACGGTGTAGGTCCCTTGCGGAACTTGGCCACTCTCGATTGTTGCCGCAAGTGCCAGCTGGACAGGTTCCCTTCTGGGCATAGACGCCTTGAACTCTTTGAGCCACTCGATGGACTTGCTGGCCTCCTCAACGTCCATCTGGTTGATGGGCTTGGCGAGATCCTGCTCCGTCTTGCCGGTCTGCTCAAGCAATGCCCTGATGAAGTCGGCCTGACGTTCCGTGGACCCTGACCTCACAGATGCCGGAGGAGCCGAGCGAACGGCCTCCTGGTGGCAAGCCTTGACCTCGGCGATGGTGTCGTGTGAACCCCTACAGTGACCACACTTCATGGTCAGATCTCCTTCCGTCTGATGAGAGGCTAGGGTGGGGCAGCCGCCGACGTCAGCCACCCCACCCACACCTCTCTGGACTATGGGCGCGTCACCTCAGGTTAGTGATCTCCTTCGCGGCACAGAACCGAACACGCTGGTCCTCGTCCACGTACTCAATCACCTTGCCTTCTCTGTCATGAGGCGTGACGGACTTCACTTTCAGCACCTTGTGGCTGATGGGCTTCATCGGCCGGTCGTTCACAGTGCGGCTGATGTCGATCGTCCGCTCCTCAAGAGCGTCCTTCATCGACTCCAGGTCCATCACGTCCAGATTCCAGATGACGTCGGTGAGGAGCTGCTTGTTACGCTCCCTTCGCGCCCTTGGTCCTTTTGGGCGGCCTGCCGAGGTGGTCTTCTTGGCGCCGATCTTCTTGACGCGCTCGGCCCTCGCTGTGCGCCGCTCAGTCTTGCTGACCGGAGCCTTGGCCGTCCTCTTGGCCGGAGCCTTGGGCTTGGCCTCCTTCTTCAGGCCAGACTCCTTCCAGCTCTTGTTGGTCGCCTCTTCGTACAGGTGGCGGATCTTGGCCCCACCCAGGCCGGTGCGCGCACGGATCTGCGGCCACGGCACTCCTTCCACATCACGCAGCTTCGCGATGACCTTGCCGACCTCAGCGTCTGTACCGACGATGCGATCGGTTGCCTTCACAGAGCCGGTGAGCCACAGACGCTTGGCACGCGCCCTGGGGATGTCCAGCTTCTCAGCCACCTCAGGGATCGTGGCTCCCTTCTTCATGAGGGCAACCACCTCGGTCTGCAGCTTGTGGTCCTCGGCCAGCTTGGCCTTGGCCGCTGCCTCACGATCGACCTTGGGCTTGGCAGCCGCAGGTTTGCGGGAGGCCGCAGGCTTCCGCTTGATGATGGTCTTCGGCTCACGAGTGGAGACTCGCTTCTTGGGCCGACCGACCGGCTTGCGCTTCACAACTGTCATGGTTGGTTCTCCTTCTTGATGGTCCAGCAAGGACAGGTGTTCTGTTGGTGGTCTATCACCTCCCGTCTGGCAGCGCACTCCGGCTGCCGGCCCTCATGCGGGTCTGGCCAAGATCGGCCTCACGGCCTGCCTTTGACCCACGCGTGTATGCCGCTCCGAGGAACTTGCCCTCTGCGCGGCCCTTGTAGGTAGAGCCCAGGTACGGGAACGCCTCAACGAACTTGATGTTCACAGCGTTGCTGAGGTCGTACAGGACGAGGTCCTTGCCCGAACCCTTCAGCTCTTCACCCTGGCGCTTCTTCAGCTCGATGAGCCGATCCCACACCGCACCGACGTATCCGTTGGCGAAGTTGCGCGCATACGTCAGGTTGTTGGGCCTGGTTTGGAACTCACCGTTCCGATCGCACCACTCCTTCCAGATCTTGCTCATCTTGGCCATGGCCCTCTTCTTCTCAGGCCCAGGCTCATGCCCCATGAGACGAGCGACCGTGCCTCGGTCCAGGCCGCTCTGAAGGAGCATCACCACGTTGTCATCGTACGACAGATCCTGGTTGGGCTGAGGCTCAAGGCCACGGCTCATCTGAAGCCACAACGAGGTAAACAGCATCTCGCAGTACTCAGTGTCAGCCGGGAATCCGACCACCGTACCCTCAACCTCACCTGAGCCGAGCCGAGCGCCATGAAGGACACCCTTGCACCTTGTGTGGTCAGCCACAGCGCTGAAGAGTGTGATGATCTCATCCTTCACCGGATTGTCTGCACGGCAGATGAAGAATCGGCGAAGCACGGGTTCAGCTCTACGCTCTGTGGCCGGCCTGCTCTGCTCAAGTTCGTACGACTCAATGGCGTACTTGAGCATGAGCTCGTCTGCCTTCGCTCTGAAGGCATCGGCCTCAGCCTCAAATGGTGTTGAGTCGGCCTTGTCCAGCAGAGCTCGGACTTTCCTGAGCATGTCTTCACGTTCCAACGTTTGGACCTCCTGGTGACCTCAGGTCAATTGTACCTCGTGACTTTCACAAACATGACGCCACGCGCCATGACCGCGAAAGCCTCTTTGTCTACGCATCTCATGCATGCTGGCCCTCCTGTGTACGCAGAGATCCCACGACGAGTTGTCCTGTCGTAGTGTATCCGCCACACAGCAGGACCGTTCCCGCATCTACAGATCCTCGTCCTGGACGGATTTGACCTCTTGGCACTTCTGGCAGCCATCATACTCGGCCTCCTCGCTCGGCGTAGGCACATAGCCTCTCTTGATGGCCTTGCCGCATGCAGCTGATACGTTGTCCACCCACTGGGTGATGGGCAGAACCTTCACCTCCTCCCTGCCCACCAGGTGCATGCGGCTGCCGCTTGCCGGAACCACCCGGATGTACATGGCGTCCTCCATGCGCCGGATCTTGGCCTCCTGAACAGTCGGAACGTTGACCTCATCAACGAGGTACTTGGGCAACTCGGTGATCTGAACTCTCTTGGGCTTGTGCGTTCGGCAGTACCCTTTGAGTTTGAGAATCCCCTCCACCATCTCGAACTCAACATGGCTCACCGGACGTGTACACGGAAACGGCATGGCCGCTCCCTCCTGCTTGATGAGGGCACAGCACCCAGACGGCAGCGTGTTTGCCGCCACTGTCTTCACCGAGTCTCCCTGGATGTGGTCATAGATGGAACGGGTGATGACTCGTTTGGTTCGGTACTTGCGGATGGCTCCACGGCGACGAGGCATCAGCGGTAGTACCTCCCTTCCCTGATGAACTTGGACGCCTCATGCCGCTTGTAGTCATCACGGAACGAGTCACCGACGAGCTGCTCGGTGAGACCTTCAACGATCTTGAGGTAGCGGTCTGCCAGGTTCAGCTCGAAGGATGTGCCGGTCTCCCGGTCGTACCCTTCCATCGGAGACGCTACCTTGGCCCACAGCTCATAGACGTATGTGCTCTCTATGATGATCTGGCCGTAGTGCTCGATCGCCAAGGGGATGTTGCCTGCCTCCCAGTACTTCATGAATGAAGTCTTGGCGTTCTCCAAGTCCTGGGCGGCCTCATCGATCCGATTCTTGACCCATGTTGCCAATTGCACCTGGTCCGGACGAACGCCGAGATCCTCAGACGCCAACTCATCCTGGCACTTCTGGCACATAAGCATGAACTCATTGACGGGATACGGATCGGTGAACGACCGGCGGTCCTCACCCTCACCGTGCAGGCCCATGTCGTGGTCACGGCCAACACGCTCCAACATCTCACGTCGCTCGGCGTTGTACATAGTCAGGTGCTTTTGGCACAGAGTGAGGGCCTTGGGCCCGATCCCCCACGATAGCCTCTTGCCCTGGCATGCCTTGCCGCCACGAACAGTCCTTGCGCAACCCACCATGGCCTCCTTCAGCTGATGACCTCGATGACGTGGGGGACATCCTGGTGCTTGTCCGCCTCACCACGTGCATACAGCACAGCCTCATCGAATGACAGGTTGTTGGCCGGGTGGGCGGCTCACCGTATACCGCCCACCCAACATCAGTGACCCGATCGGTCAGGGCTGTTTACTTGAAGACCACCGTCACGACGGCACGGTGCTTCACGTTGTTGACCTCAAACCTGAATGCCTGCATGAACCCGGACCGCGTGCCCTTCAGCTCCCGCAGGTTGGCACCGATGAAGCCGATGTCCTCCTGCTCCAGGATCGCCTCTTCGAACGCAGCACACGCAGCGGCCCCGGCCTTGCGGACGGAGTCGGGCATCGGGGCCGCAGCCTTACGGGTCTTGCGCCCAGCCGTGGCCTTGGTAGCCGCAGCCTTGGCGGTCGTGGCCTTAGGAGCAGGCTTGCGCGTGGTGGGCTTGCGGGTGGTCGTGGTCTTGGACTCCATCTTGGTGACCTCCTTGGGGTCTGAGTGGAACCTCTTACAGATGGCCGGTGATACCGTCTTGCCGTGCGTACACTCCATCACGCTCTCCTTTCGTCCATCACCTCCCTGCGCCGACGGAATCTCCGTCCACCGCCATGAATGCAGCTGCCTTCATGAGCCCGTCCTTGAGCCCACGGTAGTAGTCACGGCCCTCACCCATGAAGACATCGGTTGTGCGCCTCCTCAGGGACAGCCTTACGGATCTTGGCCTTGACGTTGTCCAGCCGGATGTTCTTGCCGGCCGCATTCTCGTCCCACATCTCCACCCACACCCTAGTGCCCAGCTCATCTATCACACGGCTGGGGTTCAGGTCGGTTCAGGTCCGTCATCGTGACGTGCTTCACGACGCCCTCCTGACCATAGCTGTGATACGGAACGTGCGGCTCAGGTAGTCCGCCAGCGCCCTAGCCTGGGCATAGGGAAGCATGTAGGTGACGACCTTGCCGTCCCGGACGTACTCAATCACGTACAGCATAGTGACCTCCTTCGTGACGCTTGGCTGCGTCAAGCGGCAACGCGCACGGCGTACTTCAAGTTGCCCTGCTCGTCGCGGACCTTACGGATGACCACAGCACGCTCACCTGCGCGCACCAGGCTGATGGCGTAGGCATTGGCGTCGCCGCGTGAACTGAACTGCTTGACCTCGCGCTGCTTCATGATGACCTCCTCGGGTCAGCACCTCACAGACCGTGCTGATAGGTTCCTTGTGGCCTCCTCACCTCGGCCGTTCATAGGGTGGATAGCTACCCCACGGCCCACGCTTCATCTGACCTCAACACGTACAGGCTGCCGTCGCTTCTTTTGCTCACGACGTTGACCCTCATTCCAGGTCCCCCACGTCCGTGCGGTACTCAACTTCCCACTCACGTGACGCTAGACCCTTCAGCTGCCTCATCTCATCAACAGGCCGTAGACACGGACCGTGTTCCGGGCATCAGCCGATGCTCGCCGTGGAAGGGCTGTGGTTACATCCACGACGTCAGCTCCCGGAGCAGCCAGGCGGTACTCACATTCCCACTCCTGGTTGACGTGAACCTTGGAAGCATCCCGATATGCCATGGTGGCCGGAGGATCATCCATTCCATCCCCGACCAGACTCATGAGGCTCGGTGCGATTGTGAACGTCTCCGCTCACAACTGCTTGTAGCGGGAGTCGGCGGTCGCACACCGCCAGCGCTTCGGCTCATCTCTGGGCCTAGGACCATGGTTCGGTGAACTTCCTCGTTCCCATCTGTCCGGCTCACACCGCCATCCTTCAGGTGCTCGCCTTCACCACGTTGAGCCATCGGCCGTTTGCCCTGGGTTTCATCCACTGCCCCAGGTGGTCCCTCCGGAAGAGGTGGTGAGGGGATTGAGGTATGTTGAGATCGGTTCATCTCGGTCCCTCCCGCTACGGAGGCCCATCAGGGAGGTCCGGTACTCCGTTCCCGGGTCCCATCGCTGGCCGCACCGCAACGTACAGGGGAACCCTACCCTGCCGGCAGGGCGGTCGCCTGCACCCTGCAGGGCCTGGGGGCCGCGACCCGGCCGGAGCGCGGGAAAATGGGGTGTAGAAAAGGTCACACGTTCCCGCAGGTAGATGGGGTCGCCGCCGGTGCCTGCAGGGGACCCGTTTGCAGGCCCTAGAACGTGCGAGAAGGGCCGTTTTGAGCCCCACCGGCCCTACGGGGCCGTTTTGGGTCTGCGAGGCTCCTCGCAGCGCTCCGCGCCTGCAACGGTGTGCAGGCTTTCTAAGGTGCGAGAAGGGCCGCTTGTTGAACATTTTTCGCTAAAGCCCCGGCTGTCCCGTCTCGCATGGCAGGAGGCCCCGTCAGTTGGCAGGAAACAGCCCCTCGGAAATCCTTGCGCCGCAACGATCTCGGGACGGCCCCTCTCAAAAGCCTTGCAGCGCAACGGTCTCTGCTGGGGGTACTTACGGCGTAAGTGAAAAACGGCCCTTGCAGCGTATCGTCCCGAAACCGTTGCAGCGCAACGATCTCCGCAACCACAGCAAAACCCTTGCGCCGCAACGGTTTCGGAGCGACAGCCTACGGCCCCTCCTCACCAGGGTCTGGTGCGGCGGCGGACGCCTCCTTCACAGCTTGAGAAGCCTCGGCGAAGACCCGGTCAAACTCAGCCTCCTTCTCAGCCGCAAGTTCAGGGGTGAGGGCGGCTTCCCACTCAAGGCGGATGGCCTCGGCCTGCTCCATCATCTTCTGTGCTTCTTCGAACATGGCCTTATTCACGGCAGCACCTCGTCTTCTGTATCGTGGGAGTGACGGCCCCGAAGGGAATCACAGATGTGCTCAAGTTCCTCAGCACATCGTAGGAGCAGGTAGGTGTCCACCATGATGCGGTCTCGTCTCCGCAACTTCCGTCCTTGACGGACCATGTCTGCCAGAGACGGGAAGTTCTTAGGCTCAACCATCTTTCATCTCCTAGATGTTCAAAGCCGACGACAGAGATGACAGCTCATCCTCGTACTTCTTGATGTATGCCTTCAGCATCAAGATCGTCTTCTGGTCTACAGAGCTGAGGATCTCCGGAGGGGCTGCTGGGTTGTCGGCGTCAAACCGCAGCATGCCCAAGTTGTATCCCTGGGCCGGATCTGAACTCCGGTCCACCATCGTGATAGAAACCTCAATGTGCCTGGCCACCTTCCACCTCCTTTCAGGTCTTGATGATGTAGTGGATTCTCAGATGCGGTCGCTGTTGTTGGTCATGCTGATGCCCATGCTTGTGGCCATGCTTGTGGCCATGCTTGTGGCCATGCTTGTGGCCGTGGCTATGTCCATGCTTGTGACTGTGCCCGTGCCCATGGTTGTGATTGCCATGGGTGTGGCTGTGGCCGTGAGAATGAGAGTGGCTATGGCTGTGGGCACCATGGGAATGACCATGGCTGTGGCCCACGTCACGAGGGCCAGTCTGACCCTGGACGTTATGGGTGTGGCCGATGCGAGTCAAGTCCGTTGGGGTGCCGCTGCCTCCGGAAGCCGGTCCGCTAGAAGCCTGCCCGGTGGTCAGATAGCCAGCCGTCCCGTGGGTATGGGTTGAAGAGTCACCTGTGGTGTCAGACGTTGGCGTTTGCCCTGTAGCGTCTCCCTGAGCATTGCTCGTTGCATCAGACGTTGGCGTTGACTCTGTGTAGTCAGCAGATGCATCAGCCACCTCATTGTCGCCGGTGTAATCTGTCGTCTCGTTGTCGGCTGTTTCGTCGTTCACCTCATTGTCAGCTGTCTCGTCCAACAGGTGCTGATGGGTGGCAACACGAAGGCTCTCGGCAAGCCCCTCATTGGCGCCCAGTGCACCAGTCGTACTGACGCCCATCCCATGACGACCTCTAAAGTCTGGAACGTTGAACGAACTCCCTCCACCACCATATGTGTACCCAATGGCAGCGAACAGATCGGGATACAATGCTGTGGAGTAAGCATCGCCGTTACATCGAAGCCATCCGTTCGGTGTACCAGCACCAGCCCACTTCTTGATGGTGCCAGGTTCATCCGCAGAATCGACATCACACAGCACGGACTGCCCTGTGTCCGATGGTTGCCAAGAGCCAGCATTGCCGGCACCATCGATCGTTCGCAACCTAAAGTAGTGGGTGACGTCACGATCGGCCGCAGGCACCGCATAGCGGTGGCTCCCCATGCCGGCCTTCTTGTACGCCTCATCCATCAGAGGACTGAACCCTGTGTTTTTGGCGATCTGGATGTGGATGTGAGCAATGCTCTCGTCAGGCACGTTGCCGTCCATCGGAACGTTCCACTTGGCACCTACACGCCTTGGGGCCGTCACAGCCGTGATGCCGCTGACAGAGGCTGGAGTATCGCTCGCCGAGGGTTGCTGCCCAGCTGTCCACGATGAGAACGACGAACGTCGGCCTTGGGTATCAACCGAGCGTGCCCGAGCAAAGACGTAGTGAGCCTTGGGGATGTTCTTGAAGACAGCCGTCAGATCATCGCCGGTGGCGTCCCCTTCTAGACGTCTGATCTCACGCTTGTCTCCTGTGGTTGGTTCTGCATTGGTCGGCTTGTGACAGAGCTGAACGATGTACTTCTCGATCTCAGCATCTGTAGCTGCCACAGCAGACACCGTGACCAATGCGCGGAACCGAGCCGAACGAGTACCCTTTGCATCAAACGACAACGATGGTGTGTTGGGTGTGCTGGGCGTGTTCCTTGATGCACTCGTGGTTGCGTAGGTCGAGAAGTTGCCCCACGCATCAACATTCCGGACACGGCAGTAGTATGTGCCGGTGCCAGGCTTCGAGATCCTGAACGACTTGTGGTCACTTTTGAACTTCTTGTCGCTCTTGACGATATTGGTGTACCCAGCGTCAGTTGCGATGTCCACCTGACTGTATGCGATCCGCTGGTCTTCCACTCCAGAGTCATCGCTGTCATTGGGCTGCGTCACAAGGACTTGGAACCGATGCTCGTCCACATCCAAGGAGACAGACGAGGGAGCCGGTGGAGCAAACGCAGCTGGCTTGCCGGCATTGACCACCGTAGACCATGCACTCCGATTGCCCTGCACGTCGATTGCAGCGACCTTCACCTGCCAGCGCCATCGGTGAGGATGGGTGATGCGAGTGACAACACATCGCCTTGGCTGCTCGTCGTTGTCGACCTCTCCATCAATGGTGTTGCGTCGCCGAGTCTCTCGCCATCCACCACCGTCATCATCAGGGATTGGGTTGTTGCCGGCATCAACAGGGCGGTACTTGTAGATGTACGACCGGATGTACGTTCCGTTTCCGTCGATGTCTTCAACTACATCATCGTGGGTGATGACCATTGCATAGTTGGTTCGGCCATCAGCCTTCTCTTGCTGCTTGAAGACCACCGCCACGTTCTCAGGAGCCGAGGGTTCATCAAGGTCTAGAACCCCAAGCGTTGCAGCGTCAGGCGAGCGACCCTTGTTGATGAGTCGCTTACGGCGCGCCAACCACTTGTCCAACAGAGGCTGGCCAGTGGACAACTCAACAGATGTGATCTTCCCGGCATCATCATACTGGACACTGGACACCGCCACTTCGATGTTGCCGTAGTTCTCCAGAATCAGAGTGTCGCCTGGTTGGACAACGGTCCCGTGATACTCTATGGCGTCAGCCTCGTCCTTCACATAGGTGAAGACCGCCGTGCCGCTCATCCGTTTCGTCACAAGGTAGTTGGCAACTGCTTGGGCGAAGATCGTGGCCGGCCCTTCATGGGGAGGATCTCCGCCCCAATCAAGAACGAACACATGTCGATAGCCAACTGGAACCGGATCTGGGTTGGCCTCAACAGACTTACTCAGGACCACTCCTCCAGGCCCCTTGTATTCGAACCGCACATGGCTGAAACGTTCCTCCGGAATGAGTTCCACAGGCGACTGTGTACGCTCCAGCCTCCACGTATACCGCCCGATGGGTCCGGCATATCCCTTCTTGTCACCAGATGCATCCGGCTCAATTCGCCAGAACCAATTGTCAAGAAGAGCGACCTCATCCGCGATCTGAGCCCATGATGCCTGGTCAGCCTCAAAAGGTATGGCCTGCACCGTTGATGCCGACACATCCACGGAGGCAGCGCCCATCTTGGGCAAGATGTAGTCGAACATGTCATGAAGCGTGAAGTCATCATCCTGGCTGACCGAGCCGATCCGCAAGTTCTTGATGATGAAGCGTCGCTCGCGAACCTGCTTTTTCTCTGCCGTTCGTATGAGCCTCAACCCAACCATGTCGTAGCCAGCCACGATGGTCTGGGCCACCGTCGCCGGTCCGCCAGCACCTAGGCTGTAGGTCTGCAGGATGTCCAGCGACCCGTTGGGTCCATCAGCTCCCACCAGCTCAAGGCTGTAGGCATCATCATTGCGGCTCTTGTCGATGGTGAACGCGATGTACCGGATGTCTGTATTTGGAGTCCACCGATACATGCCAGTCTGCCACTTGGTCGGGTTGCCGCCCTTGTTGCGGCGAAACTCTGTATGGCGCCGAACTCTGAAGACCAAACGGTCTCCGACCAAGTTCGACATCATCTTGTCTGTGCCGCCGTATGAAAGCGGTTCCTGGTCGCCCGGAACCCATTGGTCTAGAGCGTAGCTGATGACCAGGAAATGCTCGGCATACTTGTCAGCCTGCTTGCCCCACCCATCGGCGACCAGCGTTACAGACCCGTCCATCATCACCTGTACGTCTCTGAGGTTCCCCGCCCAGACGTACTTGTTGGCGATGGTGTCCTTCACGAGCCATGTGGTGCCAAGATCGTACAGAGCTGTCCGGCTGTTGTACTCCGTAGCGGAGATGGTTCCGCTTGCAGAGGAAGGGCCTCCCATGTCCGAGTCGTTCTGGAAGTCGCCCAGAAGACGGTTGTTGACTACATCCGGCAGGGTTCTGGTCGTCTCTCCTGCCCTTCTGAACTCATGCTGGAGTGCCATCAGGCCATCGTTCCTCTGCCGCGGAACAGCGGCTGTCGCTCGATCTGAACAACGACCAAGGTCCCATCATGTCCTACCCACGGGGACCTTCTCTTTGCTCCTTGATGGAGAGACACCAATTCACTCTTGAAGGTGTCGATGAGGAAGTTGTTTCCTGTCAGGTCATCAGGAAGATACGCAATGCAGTTGGTGTCCCTTGCGAGCTCTGTGTTGAGGGCATTGACCAACGTCTCCATGGCACTCGCCGACGCTTGCGGCGTAAGGATGAGGGGAATGGTCATGGTCACAGGGGAACCAAACCAAGCATCAGCCATCTCCACGCCATCAACACCAGGCTGAGACAAGAACTTCTGGCTTGCCGCTGTTCGCCCAATGCTCATACCTTCGCCTAGATACCAACCACTCCTGTTCAGCAGCTCAAGGCGAAGAGCTTGGGTACCAGGATCGACGAATCGGAAGACCTTCGCCATCAGACTCGCCTCCCCATCTTGATCCGATTCGACCTTGAGTGAAGTTCAACGATCTTGGTCAGTGTCACACCATCAACCTCGATTGAGACAGACAGAGGTTCTGCCGAGTATCCGTCTCCTCCTTGCATCGGCATTCCTCCAAGTCCACTTGAGAGTTTCTGCAACAGCCGCAACGTCTCATATGATGGAAGCACTCCAGCGCCACGCGGAAGGAACAAGAGCTCAGGTCCCTTCTCCCCAACAATCGTCATGCCACCAGACGAGACGCCACCAGAGGCCATGCCGTCTTCATCACCAGGAGGCTTGCCGCTGTGGGTGTACGTCGTGTGGACGTGCAACTGGAGATCGCTGTAGTGGTTCTTCAGGTAGTCCAGCTTCGTAGAGAGATCTGTGAGGCCCTGGTTGGCAGCGTTCTCAGCCTCCTGATTCAGTTGCGCTAGAGGGTCCTCGGTCGCAGCGATGGCGTCTTGACCGGACTTGAACGACTCCCGCACCTTGGCCAGCTCTCGCTTGGACAGGTTGGAGAATTGCTGCATGATGGTAGAGCCTTCAACACCCATGTCGATGATCTGCTGCTTGAGTTCACTAGGGATGTTGAGGGTTGAGAAGTCAGCGAGGTTCTTGGCATAGTGCTCGAACTCTCGCTGCTGTCGCCGGAAGGAGTTCACGATTGAGTCTGTCGTGATTCTGGCACGACCCGCCAATCGGTCAAGAGCTGGAGTGGTGGCGTTGAGATTGGCGACAACTCCTGCCTTCCAATCCTCAAACTCCTTCACGGTCATGCGAGCAAACGTTCGGATTCTCTCGCCTGTTGCCACAACACTACGTTCGTTGCGGCGCAACGCTGCATCAAGTCCGTCTGCCTGTCGAGTTGCATCTTCGTATGAGACCCCCAGAACGACCAGAGCATTGATGAGCTCGTTTCTGGTCATCTGGCCGGCGTTGAACATCTCGATTGCAAGGGCCTGTGTTCTGGCCGTAGCATATTCTGTCGCCGTCGCGCCATTGGTGACCTCGTTGGCCCATTCGGCGTAAGCTCCTCCGGACTCCCTTGCCTTGTTGATGAGGTCTGTGTACTGAACGACAGCCTCTCTGATTGAGAGATTGCCCGAGCGAACCTCGTGAGCAAGTCCTTGGTTGGCCATCCTGAACGACTCAATGGCCGCCTCGCCGCCTGCGACCTCCTCTACTGCAACAAGCAGCTCTGCGGAGAGCTCATTGATTGCACGCTTCCCATCAACAGCCGCCTTGACGAGAGCCTGACCAAACTTCGCCATCTCGGCCTTGGCCCGCTTGGTTGCATTCAGCGTGTAGTAGATGGCCAGGCCGATACCGGCGATGACGGCCGCATATGGACCAAACTTCGCGAGAGAGGCCAACATGCTGCCAGCGCCCACGGCTGCAGACGCTTGCGCCGCACTGAGTGCCAGCGTAGCCTGGGTGGTCACAAGCATCTGGCCCGTGGCGGCCGCCATTGCGATCCGCATTGCGCCCCAGAGCTTGAGAAGGGCCAACCCGATCTTCAGGAAGCCTCCAATCATCCATGTGAGCGGCCCCAGCACAGCCAACAGACCAACGAAGACGCCAAGGACAGCCTTGACAGGAGCTGGCAACTTGGAGATCCACTCGACGACGGCTTTGAGCCCTGAAGCAATGCCAGCCAGAACAGGAGCGACAAGCGCACCTAGTTCTTCCAGAGTGTCCCCGAGCTGGCCAAGAGCAATCTGGAGTTTGCCATACTCTGTCTGGCCCAGCTCTTCTGCCGAACGGCCAAACTCCGTGTTCAGCTCTGCCAGAATGACTTTCTGCGCCCCCATGACGTCGTTGTTCTCCATCATGGTTCGGATCATCTGCTCTTGCTCGCTGGTAAAGACAACACCGACCCTTCTCAGAGCCGTCATCCCTCGAACAGGATCGTTCAGCGCCTTGCCCAACTGCACTGCAGATGTGACCATGTCTCTTCCAGTGGCCACAGAAAGGTCAGTCAGGATCTCAACGGCTTGGTTGAACACGTCATTGCCTTCACCAACCTCATTGCGGATGTTCGTGAAGGTCAGGAGCATATTGGCGCCCTGCTGAATGGCCTCATCAGAGACGCTGCTGTAGTCACGGATGGAGTTGGCCAGAGATACAACCTCGTCTGCGGCGACATTGGCCTTGCCGCCTGTTGACTCAATCACGGCTTCCGTTTGCGCTGCAGCCTTCTCTGCCTCACTGAATGCCTTGACTGCAAGCCCAAGTGCACCAACAACCGGAAGAGTGACGCCCAGCGTCATCTTCCTTCCGAACGACGACATGGCATTGGCTGTCGCCGCCATCGACGACGCCATGGTCTTCTCGAACGACTTGGTGGCTGCTTCAGCCGACTTGAGGCCTGTGGTATCGATCTCAATTCTGCCCTCAGCAGTCCCCAGGTCGTAGTTGCCTGCCATGTGTCACTCCTTGGGTGAGACCATTCCCATGGTCACAGGGTCAGCAAACGGCTGCTCCATCTTCAAGACCTTCCTCAGAACCATCTCTCGCTGCAGTTTGATCTGCTGGGGAGTCTTTCCGCTGACCTCGTCCAGCATCTGCTCGATGGTGGCGCCGAAGAACGCAGTCGCTTCATCGAGACAGTAAGCCACGTACACATCACTGACTCCGAGGAGCTCGCTTGGCCTTGCTCCCCACCGGCTTGCGACTTGATACAGCCCCCACATCTCTCGAGGGTTGGCCGCGAAAAGACGCCAGATCATCTACCGCCCCGATGGCATACTGATATGCGAATGCCTTGTCGTCGAGAGCAACCTCATCCACGTAGAGCTTGCTGTCGTCGCGCTTCTCACCGTCTTGCGGGACAGGGTACACCTGTGGCTCAACGACACACTCAATGGTGACAAGGTCCATGATCTGGAGAAGATCAGCGATCTGCTCTGGCGTCCATTTCTGGTTCTGGGTTGGCGGCTTGCCGGTGGCCAGAGACTGTTCGATGATGGGGAGCAGGGAGTTGGGGATCTTCCCTGCCTTCCAGAACGCTTCAAGAGGCCTGCGCCGCATGAGGGCAACGTTCCCGCTCGGGAACTCAACCGGATGAGGCAGTGCCTCCTTCTTCCATTCCTTGACGGATGTTGCCTTGAGGGGCTCCTGGGCCTCCATGACTCCTCCTCTTCTCAGCTGGCGGCGACAGCGGTCTCGTTGTGGACGAACTCATAGAGGTTGCCCTCAGAGTTCACATATCCACGACCGGAGCAGGATGTCAGGAAGAACGATCCTTCGCTGAACTCTCCGCCGATGTCACCTTCTGCCTTGCACTTGAACACGACGCAGTGGACATCGCCTCCGCTGTCGCTGATGACTTGGCCCTCTACCTTGAAGTAGGGACGAGCATCCGTTCCCTTCTTCACGTAGACCTTCTTCTCGTTGGGCGAGACTCCGCTGGAGAAGACTGCACCACCAGCCAGCACCACGTAGGCTGCAAGGCTGATGCCGCCAGCCTCGAGAGACCAGTCCACTGCAGGACCCGCCCCATGGCTGGCGATTGCACTGTCATCACCACGGAGCTCCTCAAACGCTTCAGACTCAGCGAATGAGAACGTCCGCGATGCGGGAAGGTCCACGGCCGAACCAAGAACATCTCCGTTGTAGGGCGTGATCTTCACATCACGCAGACCGAACGGCAGGGCGTAGGATGATAGTGTCATCTCTGGTTGTCACCTCCTTCGATGGGTCTTTGAATCGCTGGGTAGACAAGAGATTGCCTGTGATGATGTCGAACTTATGCAGCACAACGATGCCAGAACGAGCGCCACATCTGGAGTTTCGGCACTTGACTTCCAAGACGCCATCCTCCAACACCCCATGCATCGTATGGCCGCAACGGAGCTCTGTCATGCGGCAACCAGCCTGAAGGTCGAGTACCGCATCACAGTCCTTCGGTCAGGGTCTGCAAGATCCCCGCTGTTGCCGGTCCACTGCGCAGCAATGGCTCCGCTTTCCGGAACAGGCCCTTCAAGAACGTTGCGCACCAAGGCTAGGATCTGGTCGATTCTCACATACGATCCCGGCTGGTCATGGACCCACACCGTCACGTCTGTGAGAGGACCCACGTCTACAACATCGCCTGTGATGCGAAACACGAGAAAGGGTTTCTGCTCAGGAGGTGTTTCAAGTTGGCTGTAGATCCTGTCCCCCACAAGGGCGGTGATGCCGCCATTTGAGGACAGAACATCATACAACCATGAACGCCAATCCATCAGACCCTCACTCCCATCTTGCCAAGCAAGCCCTTGATGAACTGCATGAGCTCTTGGCCTTCATGGGTGATCGTCGGAACGATGATGGCGTATCTACCTTCCCATCTGACTTCAAGCCAGATGCCGTATGGAACCGAATGGGACAGAACGATCCCATGTCGCTTCATCGGCTCATGGAATGGCTCTGTGCGCAATCCGTTCCTTGCATTGCCTGTTCTGTCGGTCCATGGAGCATTGCTGCGGGCATATGCCTCTGTGCGCATGTCGAAGTAATCGACTGACTTGGAGATCATGCTGTCAACCTTAGGCGTGAACTCCTTCAGCCCAGGAGTCAACGTGTCTCTGGTCCAAACGATGCCGGCACTCTTAGCCACGGCTAACAGCCTCCGCCACAACACGCCACGCAGGGTCTCGCTGAACATTGATGACTTCATACGTATGACCAGCATGGTCAAACGTGTCACCAATCTCCACGTCGAGGTCTGGCATGCCCACGACTGCCTTGTCTGCCTGTATCTGACGCCCCTCTGCCGTCACACGAGTAGGAGGCCGAACCTGCCCAACCACCCTGACTCTTTGATGCGGCAGAGAACTGGTTTGAGCCACAAGGACGCCACCGGCACCATCCGGCTGATGAACCTCACGGCTGAAGACGAGGGACGTTGGAGCGTAGTCGATGAACCGCTCTGTTTGAGCCGCGTGGAGATCAGTCTCTTGCAATGGTCTTCACCCTTGCTCGGTCAGAGCTTTCGACCTGGCTGTCCTTGTCTTCGTAGACCTTGGCCATCGCAAGAGCGTTGCGGTGGAGGTCGCTGAAGGAGTGAGATGCACCTGCCTCGCTGACATTCACGAGTTTCGCAAGGTCACCGGCCTTCTTTCGCCAGATGATCGCCGAGGTTCCGTTGATGCCGTGCTCGTCAACCAGGTCACTTATGTAGTTGTCCGTGAAGGACTGGTCGGTCGGTTCATCAACGTTTTGCCGAACCTCGGCGATCTCTGACGTGGTGGCCATGTTACCCTCCGCTCTCCATCAGCTGCGCGATCATCTCAGCCTTGGTTCCGCTCAGCTCGACTCCCATTGCGGCGCCGAGGTCAGCGATCTGAGCCTTGGTCATCGCATTCAGGGTGTCTTCATCCAGCGTCACACCAGGCTGGGCTTCAGAGGGCCGAGGGTACTGGTCCACACTGATGGTCGGACGAGGAGGACGACCGAAGTCTCCACTCTCTGCCTTGATCTCACCAGCAGGGACACCGTACTCTTCGGGAAGAGCGATTCCTCTGTCGCGAGCGTACTTGACTTCGAACTCAGTCAGCGTCTCGCCGCTGGCGAGCTTTGCCGCGATGTCAATGGCCATCCGTCACCACCTACCACTCGTACCCAGATGGCACGGTGTACGAAGCACCAGCGTCGATGAACATCACGACGCCGGCACCGCGCTGCCGGATCCCGGTCCCGAACCCACGCTGGTAGTACGAATCCACCAGTGGGTAGTCGGGCCGCTGACCCTTCACAAGACGCAGTCCGCGAAGGCTTGCGTTGGCGTGCTCTCGGACGCCCACCAGGTTGGCAGCGTTCTCCTCGCCACCGCTGGCAAAGCCGAGCATGTAGCCAGCAGGGATGAGGTCCTCCTCGACGATGAGCCATGGGCCGTACCGACCCTCGATAGGGAGGCCACGGAACGAGGAAGGAGGCGCAGCACCAGGGCGCTCCTGCGAGGCAGCGATGTCCATGGTGGTCCACGCCCAGGCCGGGACACCGGCCGCAGCGATGAAGTCGTACAGATCGCCGCCGTCGGTGCTGAAGCCGCGGATCGTGTTCATCTGAGCGCTGTTCACGAGCAGGATGAGCGCAGATCCGTTCTGCCATCCGTATCCGTGGTGCTTGAGGTGGGCTTCCATATCCTCCAGGTCATCGCTGACGACCGTCGCCCCACCACTCACCAGGAAGTGGGTGTGAGGAGCGGTGTGGATCGTGTTCTTGTACGCTGGGGGAACGGTGCTGTCTCCGTTGTAGATCGGGAACACGTTGTAGTTGTTCCCGGTGATCGTGGCGGTCCGCGTGCTGTCGTTGAACACCTGCTTGAACACTTCGCGGAACTGGTTGCGGTTGTCCGCCTCCAGGATCATGTTGTTCAGCGCATCCACCTGGTCGGCATTGTTCTCTGCCAGGAACTTCCAGGTGAACCGCATCCCGATGTCCCACCACTTGAACGAGTAGGCCAGGGAGAAGTATGCCGGCAACTCGGCACGCACGCCGACCGGAACACCGAACTCCGAAGCCTCCTCGAAGTCGACCGTGTTGCCGCCCTGGTAGACGTCCTCGATGACTTGCGACACCGGGAACACCAGATTCGACAACAGACGATCGCGCTGGGAGTTGTACATCGCCAACGCAGCCCGGAACGCAGCCCAGATCTCGTTGAGATCGCGGCCGTCCGAGGTCTGGGTGACGATGTCCCCAATCTGGTTGTAGCCTTGCGCCCCACCCTCGATGCTGGGGTAGATGCCAAGGCTTCTGAGGTCCTGCAGTGCGCGAGGATCGATCGCCGATGACGGGGCGATGAGCCGCTCACGCTTGGCAACGTGGAGTCGCTCCATCAGCTCGCCACCGCCTCTCTACCCAAACGCACGATGAGGCGCGTGGCCTCAACCGTGAACCCCACTCGGGTGTCTCCGGTCACGTCCAGAGCTCCGGTGACGGCGTCTGCGAAGATGGGAGTGCCTGCTGTAAGGTTCTCCATCTCCACGATCTCACCGTCGGTCATGACATCGACCACCTGGCCAGCCAACTTGTTCTCCTTGACCAGGATCACGATGCCAGCGATACCGGAGTTGCCGACTCCTGGAACGACCTTGCCCGACGTGTTGAGCCCAACTCCTACGGGCTCACCGTCGTCAGCCGTCCAGTCAGCAGCAAGGACAGCACGGAACCCACCGCTGATGGGGTCGTACTTGTCAAACCTTGCCATACGAGCCTCCTGCTCTGTTCTGGCACCAACAAGGACATCCTATCGGCTGCTTGCCGAGAGGTTTGCCGCAGGCAGGCAGGCCGCTGGCTCTACCTGACGAAAGTATACCGCGGATTTGCTCATCATGTGCTCCGGTGCCGCGCAAGGTGCGGCATGCGCTTGACGAGCTCCTCCGGAGTGTACCCAGATGTCTTGTCTTTCCTCTTCTTCGGAGGAGAAGCACTGCGCTTCTGCTCCTCCTCATCGTCATCGTCTCCGGGCTCCTCGAAGAGCTGAGGGTACTCCTTCTCCAGAGCCACAACCAGCTCCTCCAGATTGCTGTCTCCGTCTTCATCGATCTCAAGATCGTCAGACAGCAGCTTCATGGCGAACTTGCGGCCCTTGGGAGGCAAGGCAGAGATCTTCTCGTGGGACAGCATCAGGATCGTCGCATCACGCTCCGCCACAGCTGTCTCCAGCTCAGCAATGCGCCTCTCCTTGCCGACGAGCTCCTCAGACTTTCTCTCCTCGTCGGTCTTCTCTGCGTCCTCTTTCTCCTTCAGCTTCTTCTCGAGCTCTGCCTTCTCTCGCTCCAGACGCTTGGCCTTTTTGGCGTGACGAGATTTCTCGTCCTCAAGCGCCTTGATCTTCGCAGCAGGATCCTTGATCGGGTCGTCGGCCTCCTGCTCTTCTTCTTCCTCTTCTTCCTGCTCTTCGTCTTCATGCCCTTCCTCTTCATCACCAGAGCCTCCGGCAATAAGCGGGAAGAACCGTCCATCTGGCATCTGCCAGCCTTGCACACCGTTGCGCAGCAACAGGATTGGTTCTGTCATTTCTGCTTCCTCGCTTCCTCTCTCTTGCGTCGTTGTTCCTCGTCCTTCTTTGGGTCCACCACGACCCGTATGTCCTCCTTCCTTCTCCATTTGAATCGGCTCGCCCGCTGTTTATTCATGTCAACATCTCCAAGATCACACGCTTGGCTTCTTTGTCCACGTACAGAACTCGCATACGCTGACCTCGAGCAAACAACATCTCATACTCGTTCCCAAAGACAGAGAACCAATCTCCCATATAGGCACCATTTGCACCTTGCGGCACAAAGATCTCCATGACCCATTCGTCTCCACTTCGGAATGCTTCGGCTGTACGGATGTCCAAAGAGGTAGATAAGAATCCATCATCAGCAACAACCGCTCCTACATCAAATGCTTCATCCCACCAACCGCCGCGATACACCATCACATCTTGCGGCACTATTGCTCCTCGCAAAGCACCATCGATCTGAGCAAGAGCAATGTCAGGGTTGCTACCGATCTGAGCAGCCGCCCTGCTTTCACCAATGAGCCCTCTGGCATAGTCATTGATGGTGTGGCTTTGCGCTACATACGTTTTGATGCCCTCTCGGCCGTTGGCACTCAACCCGGCCTTCCAGTCCTCATATGCAGACCGACCCCACTCGTCCGCCTCTGACGGAGTTGTCCCAAAGTCTGCGGCCCTTTCCACGCGACTAGGATCCGCAGACGGCGACATCCCTTCTGTACTACACACCCGCACAGTCGTACTCCCCATTCAAGAGCTGCTCCTGAAACTCCTCCTGCGTAGGTGTGATGGGAACCAAGTAGCAGAAGCAGTTGGGATGCGGCGAATCAGGGACCTCATCCGAAGGGAACACGCCGTCCCCCAGCCCATACTCATCAATCTCGGCCAAGGCATCACAGTCGTCGTCACCAGGGTGTGAACCAGACAGGGTCCATTGGACTCCGGTGACATATGGCGACTCAGCGTATGTCATCGCGCTGGTGGTTCGGAAGGCATTGTTCAGCTCGGTCCTCCCGAGGCGCTGCGCTGCATACTTCGCGCCACCAGGGGTGCTGGGGTTGATGTAGCCCACAACAGCATCAGCGATCTCTCGAGCAGATTGCCCAAGTGCGATGCCGTTGTTGACAATCCGATCAATCGTCCCCCGAGACAGAGCCTCATTCCTGTACACAGACGGGCTGAGATTGACACCGTTGAGAACCCGAGACCTCATGTCAGCGAACGTCGCTGCTGCCGAATGAAGCATTGAGTCCCGCAAGATGGCCGCATACTCTGGAGTGGCCTTGGACAACAGGTACAGCATTCGTCGTTGAGCATTGACGGCCATCTGGGTAGATGTTGACAGACCCTGGGTGATGGCGGTAGGAACCTTGCCGCGCCATGTCTCTGCCAGCACCTGATAGATCTGCTGTTGCCGTTGGATGTACATGGCGCGACGAGCCATTGCTCCAACACCCTTGCCGGGCAAGCCTCCGATGATCTTCTCCAGATCCTTGGCGGCCTGGAGCATGATGCGGGCAATCTCGTCATCTGTCTGCTGCATGAGCCGCATCAGTCCCCGCTGGCTCTGCTTGGAGAAAGACTTAGACCAGTTGCTCGGTGCCGCCACCTGTCACCTCTCCGGCAATCCTTGAAGCGATCGCATCAGCTTGCTGCGCAGCGTATTGGGACTGCTCACTCATGATCTCCGCCATGAGGATGCCCTCTTCCGTGAATGAGAAGCCGAGCTTCGCCAACATACGGCGAGCCTCAGCCCCAGAGACCAATGGCACCGGCCCTGCCCCGGCCAACGCCACGATCTGGTCGAACACTTCCTTCTTGTTCACGGGGAGCTTGTCTCCATACACAGGGCGCCAGCGGATGTCTTCCAACCCCGGCAATCCCTCATACGCCATAAACCACTTGCGGATGTCGTAGAGCATCTGGTTCATCACGTCCGTGATGATGAGTTCCTTCTCTTCCATCCGGCTGAGGATTGGGCCCATCCGAAGAGCAAGCGCGATACCGGACTCCGCAACGGCCACATCAGCACGCCCTCGTGTGATGTCATTGGCTCCGGTCGTGGCGTCGATCTGGTCATGGAGATACTTCAGGTGGTCAACGTAGGGCTGCAACGTTCCCACGCCCTGCTCTCTCTTGAACGACTTGCCTGTGGGCAGCTCTACAACATGTCCTGGCGAAACGATCCACGGGATCTCTTCATCGTTCTCATCCACAGGGCTGCCTGCATCCGTCACCCAGACGCCCAATCCGTCAAGGACCAGGGCGAGCTCCTCATCTGTGATCGCCTGGTTGATGCTGCGCATAAGGAGCTCAATGCCTCGCATCTCACTTGAGCCCCAACCGAATTGAGCCTCATACACGTTGGGTATGTGGTACACTGGGATTGCATCGATCTCAGGAGGCAACGTCATCTCTGGGGCGAGAGTAGCGACCACTGTCTCCTTCATGTCCGTCCCGGGCTGGCCCCACTCATCTGCCTTGCAGATGTACTCTTCGACCGTGATTGGGCTTGGGCCTCCTGTCGTGATCTGCTTCCGATACACCGTCTTGTGGATGACAGTGTCGCCATTGTCGTTGGTTGTTGGCTCTGCGATGTGGACGGCAATGATCCTCGTGATGTCGTCCCCATCGGCGTACTCCGGGAAGTAGTTCGACGGGTCCAGAGGGAAGATGCTCACCCGAGAGCCTTCCGGCCGAGTCGGATCGGCCCAGATATGCCACAGCCAATCCCCTCGCATCAGTCCGTGCAACTTGTTGGAGGAGAACTTGCTGTAGAACCGCTCTCGGTAGGCGAACTCTGTGAACAACAGATCCGCTTCCGTTCTGGCTTCAGGAGTCCCGAACAGGGGATCTGTGATGACCTGCAGCCGAGGCGCCATGAAGCGATGCGCGGTCTCGACCACCTGTCTTCCACTCGGGATGTGGATGGGTTCGCCTTCCTGTCCCCGCAGGGTGATCTGGAATGCTTCCGGGGATGTCCAGAAGATGGCTTCGTACAGGTCATATGCGCCAATCCTCGAACGATCCTCACCTGACAGCCAAGATGGGATGTTGGCTTCCTGGATGAATCTCTCCGCAGAGGCCCAATGGCTAACGAGCATTTGCTATCACCGCCCTCCTCACACGCGAACGTCCTCTGGTGGCTGGTCCTTCAGGCCCACCAAAGTATCCGCGGAAGAATCTGCCCAGGGCCTCAGGGCCATGGTTGTCCTTGTCCAACGGCATCTCCGGTTGAGCTCTGACTGATTCTTCCTTCGTCTCTGGGTATCGGTAGTCCTGCATCTCTCTGATGAGACCTCCGTCGCCAAGCGGAAGACCAATACATGACCGATCGATGAACAACTTGGGCTTCCGCTTCTCATCAGGGTGGCCCTCACTCTCCCAATCATACTTGAGTTGGTTGCGGATGAGTTCCAGCCGCCACTTCAGTTCGCCGCCGGTGTCCTTGTTCACCGTCACATGGAGAGCCTTCTCCAGCACCGCTGTCTCTGATGGGTCAGCGGGCTCAGGAAACAACACGCTGGCATTCCTGGCCCA